TTTACAAGATTTTCCCGCCGGAGAAAAACGAAACATGGATCAATGGCATGGGCAGGCGGGCCATTGAGATATTGGCCCCCATCGGTGAATTTTGGGAGTCACTGAACCTAAAGAACCACTGGGGCGGGAATTTTGATCGGGATTGGAGCCGGGAAGATACCTGGCACGACGTCCCGCATTTTGAGAGGGCGGCATAATGGCTTTCTGGACAGGGTTAAAAGGATTGATCGTTGGTGCCGGGAAGATGCCGGACGTTGTAGATACCGGCCTTGATTTGATCAAGAAGGGCGCTTCTGGCGTGGACATGATGTTCTATACCAGTGAGGAAAAAGCCCGTGCCATGGCCGAGAATGCAGGAGCGATCATCGCCCACGCAACAAAGATGAACGAGCTGATGAACCAGAGCAATACGGCAAGCTCCAGAATTCGCCGCACCCTGGCTTATTGGATTTCTGGGGTGGTGCTTGGAGTTTTTGCCTGGTGCGTTGTTGTTTTGTCGTTAGCTTATTTTATTACCGGGGCTATCACCCAGACAAAAGCATTTATTGCCGACGTTATAGCGATTGCGGATGCTCTCTATATTGGCCCGGCCTTTACCGCCGTCGTGATTGTCTTCTTCGGCTATTACGGGTTAAGCAAAGTCGTCGGGAACAAGGAGAAATAACAATGCCAATCCCAAAGCCCCGCGCCAGAGAAAAGCAAAAAGACTTTGTTTCCCGCTGCATGGGGGACAGCACTATGGTTGCCGAACATGAAGAAACCGGCAAGCGGGCTGCCGTTTGCTATTCGTCTTGGAAGAAGGCCAAAAAGGCCAATATCAAAGCCAATGCTGCCGGACATTTCTACTTCCCGGAGCTGAAATTCAATCTGGCTGGTCATGGCCGAAGGGAAACGATCAACGAGGTTGAATATGCAATTTACCCGGTTGTTTTGTTGGTTGAAGGGGTTCACCACGGCGCCATCGGCGATCCTGTCTATTATCCCGCTTCGGTAATCGCCGATTCGGCCCCGCATTGGGACGGTATGCCGGTGCCGGTCCAGCACCCGCAGGAAGACGGCCAATATGTAATGTGCGATGGGGATGAAGTTCGGGACAGCTGGTGTATTGGGCATGTCGGGAATATCAACTTCGCCGAAGGAAAGCTGTCCGGGGAAGTGTTTATCGAGGTTAAACTTGCGGATGAAAAACATCCAGGCCTGCTGGCTTCGCTGGATTATGGCTCCCCGATGGAGGTGTCCACCGGCTTGCTTGCCCTGGAAGACCAGACGCCGGGTAAATGGAACGACGAAGACTATGCTGGAATTATCACCGAAATCATCCCTGACCATTTGGCCTTATTGCCTGGTGGAACCGGGGCTTGTAGCTTCAAGGATGGCTGCGGGATTAGAGCAAATAAGGAGAGCAAAATGATCAGTTTGAAACGAATTAAAGAGGCAGCCCCGGCCTTTGCCGTCAACGAACTTTCTCATTCCGGGGTTTACAGCCTAATTTCGGCTTATGTCGATACCAAGGACGTTCGGGACAATGACGGCGGACTGGTCAAAATGCATTACGTTCGGGAGGTCTTTGACAAGTATTTCATCTTCGTCGAACGGTCGCAAGAAGGCGTCAAGATGTTCAAGCAAGACTATTCAGTCGATTCAAACGATAAACTGGTGCTGGGCGAGTCCATCACCGAAGTCAAAGAGGAAACGCGCTTCGTGACGGTTTCCGTAAACAATGAAGGAGGAAGCAAAATGGCAGACAAGAAACCTTGCTGTCCGGAAAAGGTCAAGGCGCTGATCGCCAACGAGCACTCGGCTTACACCGAGAAAGACGAAACCTATTTGCTGGCCCTGGAATCTGACCAGCTCGACAAGATCGTCAATTCCCTGGAGGCCATTGGCGCCGCATCGACCAAGAAGGCGGAGCCGGAACCCAAAAAGCCGGAAGTCAACACCGACACCAAAGCCGTCACCCTGGCTGACTATCTGGCTGCTGCTCCTGCTGAAATCCGGGGCGTTCTGAATGCCGGAATGCAGCAGCTCGACAAGGCCCGTTCCGAGGCCATCGCGGCTATCAAGGCCAACACCAAGGCTGCCGGGATGTTCACCGATGCCATGCTGATGGGCAAAGACCTGGCCGAACTCCAGGCTATTGCCGCCCTGGCCAAACCGGAACCCCAGCCGGAACCGTCCACCGGATATTTCGGGATGAATGGCGCTCCGCACACCAACCCTGGCTCCACTGAAGAGGTCACACCGTATGTCCCCCGGACCCTGACTTGCAAAAAGGCTGACGCCTAAGCGCCAAATCCTATAAGGAGGAATAAAAATGGCAAACAACACGATTATTTTGAAAGGCTGTGGCGTCAGGAATGAAGCCGTGGCGAGCGGCTCGATCACCCCTGGCATGCTGGTCGCTCTGACCAACGCAACCGCTGATACTGTAGTGGCTCACAACGTCGCTGGTGGAACCTGTGAGCGGGCCTTTGCGGTCGAAGACGATCTTCAAGGCAACGACATTGCTGACGCCTATGCCACCGGAAGCCGGGTGCAGTACAACATCATGCAGCCGGGGGATGAAGTCTATGCCCTGCTGGCCAACGGCGAAAGTGCAGCCAAGGCCGCAAAGCTGGAGTCGAACGGCGATGGTTACCTGCGGGTAGTTGACGCCGACGCCTCTGCCGATGAAATCGCGGTCCAGTCGGTTGTCGCCGTCGCCCTGGAAGCCGTCGATATGAGTGATAGCTCGGCTGCTGACCCCAGCGGTCGAATCAAAGTCCGGATCATGTAATCCGGGGAACCTAAAAAGGAAAGGAGAACGAACAAATGGCACCAAATATCGAAGTTTTCCGCCCCGGACAGATGCCCACCCTGTTTGGCGGCAACATCGGCAAAAGGCTGATGAGCGCGAACATGCAGCCCGGCATCTTGAAGCCGTGGTTGAACGACAAGGGCGAATCTTACGTGACCTTGATGGTCAATGGCAAGCCCGCTGCCGTTCCGGCCCCGCATCTGAATGCCACCCTTCGTTACGACGAATGGAAGCAGTTGGATGACGCTCTGATCATGGCCGCCGAAGAGCGGTTGGTTGGCGTCGCTGATCTGTACTCCCGGAACCTGGTCTATCGGATCAACAACGGCTTGGCCACCACCGTCCTTCAGTATGAGGACATCGACGAGCTGTCCGAAGCCGAACTGACCATGGATGCCGTGACCCCGAGCAAGAAGGACCGCCCGGATTACACCCTGAAGTACCTGCCTTTGCCGATCATCCACAAGGACTTTTCCTTCAATATCCGCGCCTTGGCGGCTTCCCGCAACGGCGGACAGGCCATCGACGTTACCACCGGCATGCTGGCCGCTCGCCAGGTTTCGGAGAAGGTGGAATCTATCCTGTTCACCGGCCATTCCAGCTACGCCTATGGTGGCGGGACGATCTACGGTTACATGGATCACCCCAGCCGGAACACCGTCACCCTGTCCCTTAACTGGGACGACGCCAGCAAGACCGGCGCTCAGATCGTTGCAGATGTCCTGTCGATGAAGCAGGCCAGCATCGACGCCAAGCACTACGGGCCGTGGGTTCTCTACATCCCAACCGCTTACGAAACCGTGATCGACGACGACTTCAAGAGCGAGTCCGACAAAACCATCCGCCAGCGGATTCTCGAAATCGGCGGCATCTCGGATGTCAAGGTCGCCGACAAGCTGACCGCGAACAACGTCCTCCTGGTCCAGATGAGTGCCGATACCGTCCGCATGGTTGAAGGTCTGGCCATGACCACCGTTGAGTGGGATGAGGGCGGCGGGTTCAGCAGCAATTACAAGGTGCTGACCATCATGGTCCCGCAGATTCGGGCGGACCAGAACGGCAACTGCGGCATCACTCACCTGGCTGCGTAAGGCCAGGGCTGAGATAACCAGGAGGTTCAACGATGAGTAAAGATAAAATGCAACTGTTTCGGAAATCACGTAATTCCGGTATGCATAAAACCCTTCTGCGGGCTGGTTCGCAAGTGAATGGCCAGCCCGCAGAAGGTTGGGTTGTGCTTCGCCCTGGCAATACCGTTCTGTGTGCCCCGGCGGATTTGGGGAAAATGGGGATCAGGCAATTCGACTCCCTGTCGCCGGCCCTGGTCGAGGAAGAACCGATTGTCGAAACTAAGCCAGTGGCTGCAAAGCTCGGCATCAAGAAGCGCGAGAAGAGCAACCACTGGGATGTTATCAACCCGCTGAATCCAGATAAGCCGTTGAATGCAAAAGCACTGTCGAAGAAGCAGGCTGAAGAACTTTTGGCGCAGCTTCTGGACGAGCCAGTCGGCCAGGATAACCCCGATGACCTGGACGGTTTGCCCTGGGATTCCCTGGTCGATGTCTTGGAGAGGGAGGGCGGCACGGTTCCGGATGAAGTGGAAACCGAAGCCGATTTGGCCGAACTAATCCGTAAAAATCGGGCGGAATAAAAATGGCTCTAGCTGCATGGGCCATTCCGAAAATCTGGGAAGGAGGGACCGCTTTCATTCTTGGGGGCGGTCCTTCCTTACTTTCTGATTTGTCATGTATCCACAAAGAGAGAGTCGTTGGCGTCAATCAGGCATTCCGGCTCGGATCATGGGTTGACGTTTGCTACTTTGGCGATTGCCATTTTTATTCAGAAAACTTGGAAGATTTGCGTCAGTTTGGCGGATTGATAGTTTCGTCTTGCCAACGTGATGGTCGGGGCTGGGGATTTGTCCGCCGGGTCCGTAGAAGCAAAGACAAGCCATTTGGGATTGAAAGCAAAAGAAGTGATTCTATAGCCTGGAACAACAACAGCGGAGCATCTGCTGTTAACATAGCCTATTGGCTTGGCGCAAAAAGAATTGTTCTTGTCGGGTTCGACATGCACCCGGAGAAGGGGCGACACAATTGGCATGACCTGTATCCAAAGCGTCAGAGGGGATTCAACCCCTACCCCCGGCATATGATTTGCTGGCCAATTATCGCAAAAGATGCAAAGCAACTCGGAATTGAAATTTTGAATGCGACTCCTGGCTCTGCAATCCAGGATTTTCCATATATCGAACTGAATGAGGCTATAAATTGAGAGCCGCAATCCTCAGAGAAATCGGTAAACCGCTATCAGTTGAAAACCTTTCATTTTCTTCCGGCCTTGGCGTTGGCCAAGTGCTGGTCCGGGTCAAGGCGTCTGGGATCTGCGGCGCCCAGCTCGGGGAAATCTCCGGGTCAAAAGGGCCGGATAAATATTTGCCGCATTTGCTCGGCCATGAGGGCGGCGGAATTGTAGAGGCAGTCGGCCCTGGCGTGACGAAAGTTAAAGCGGACGATCATGTTGTCTTACACTGGCGTAAGGGTAGCGGCATCGAAGCTGCACCCCCCCAATATATCGATAGGAACGATCAGATAGTTGGTGGCGGATGGGTCACGACTTTCAACGATTTGGCCATTGTTTCAGAAAATCGAGTTACCCCTATCGACAAGCGAGTAGATTTCGCTGTAGCAGCACTTTTAGGGTGCGGGGTGACTACCGGCCTGGGTTTGGTCAATAACGAAGCACAGCTTAAAATTGGGCAGTCCATCGCGGTTGCCGGGGTCGGTGGCGTCGGGTTGAATGTGGTTCAGGGTGCTCGGTTAGTTGGCGCTGGCGCTATTATTGCCATTGACCTTTCGGACTATCGCCGGCAAATGGCTTTGAATTTTGGCGCCGATCATATAGACGAATCGCTTTTATTTTTTCGGGAAAATGGCAAAAATGTCGATGTGTTTGTGGATTGTACTGGAAATGCCCAAATGATTGCAGAAGGACTATCGCTTGTAAAACCGGGTGGGAAAATGATCTTGGTTGGCCAACCTCATATAGACCACGGCCAGACATTTCCGAAATTTCGCCAGCACTATTGCGGGAAAACTATTATGGATTCGCAGGGCGGTTTGACAAACCCCGACATCGACATCCCCCGCTATGTCAAAATGTATCAGAGCGGCAAACTCGACCTTGATTCGCTGATTACCCATAAATTTAAATTGGATAATATAAACCAGGCATTAGAAACCATGCGTTCCGGGAACTGCGGGCGCTGCATCGTGGAGATGTGAAAAAATGAACCCGGTTTTCAAATTTCTCAAAAAACTTATCGTTCTTGATTGCGGACCTGGCTTAACTAAAACCAGAATCGGCAATCGGAACGATGGCGGATATATCGCTTATGAAGAACTATGTGAGAAGACCCCAGCGGTTTATACTTTTGGGGTTGGGAATGACGTTTCTTTCGAATTAGATTTCATTTCCAGATTTCCTGATGCTAAATGTTTTCTGTTCGACCCCACAATAACAGGCCTGCCAGTAGCTCACCCGGCTTTCACTTTTCAAAAGGTAGGATTGCCGCAAGCTTATTATTGGCCCGGCTTAGATGGTGTCCCGCAAGACAGCCTGCTTAAAATGGATATCGAATGGTGCGAATGGGAATCGTTGGAGGTCATCAGCGTTGATGTCTTGAAAAAGTTCAGCCAGATTTTAATTGAACTGCATGTTCTTTCTGTTGATGATCCGAAAAATGGCTATTCCCCATATTTTACCGGAGTTTTTCGCGGATTCGCCGGAGATATTAACCGTTCATTGTTCGAAAGGTACACTGATGTTTTGGGAAAATTGCTCGACGACTTTTACATTTTTCACATTCACCCGAACAATAGCCTCCCGAAAAAGCGGGTGCATATACACGATTTCCCCCCGCTGCTTGAGGTCAGCTTGGTCCGGAAGGACTTAGTTGATGATATCAAGGAATGTTCTGGCCCGTTCCCTTGCCCAGATTTGGACTGCCCAAACAAAATTGATCGCCCGGACATTGAGAACTACTATCCTTTTGGGAGACCGATATAATGTTGAGCGAACGGTCAAGGCAAATCCGCCGGGACACAATCACTCTTTCCCACGCCAATGGCGGTTACCATTACGGCGGTTGTTTCTCTGCAACGGAAATACTGATTGCGCTATTTGATTCTGTTTTGCAGCACGGGGAAGACCAATTCATTTTGTCGAAAGGTCATGCCTGTTGGCCATATTACGTTTTGCTTCGTGAATTGGGCCTGAATCCGGACTTGGCCGGGCATCCTTCCCGTGATCCACACAATGGGGTTCCTTGCACCACTGGGAGCCTCGGACACGGCTTCCCCTTGGCGGTTGGGATGGCTTTAGCCAAAAAGGCAAAAGGCGAATCTGGTTATGTATTCGTTTTGATGGGGGACGGGGAATGCCAAGAAGGCACAACTTGGGAAAGCCTGCTGATCGCCAACAATTACCGGCTTGATAATTTGGTCGTAGTCGTAGACTGGAACGGCATTCAGGGTTCTGGCCGGGTAGATGAAGTTTTGCCCTTAGATGGGTTCTGCCGGGCTGCTCAGTCGGTTGGGTGGGATGTAGCCAAGATAGACGGGCACAACCCCGATCAAATTATTTCTGCCTGTATTTCTCGCGGCCTTCCCAGGTTAGTGATTGCGGAAACCGTCAAAGGCAAGGGCATTTCGTTTATGGAGAATCAGCCGGAATGGCATGCGAAATGGCCATCTATCGACGAACATCGGACGATGCTGGAGGAATTGGCATGAGGCGAGCTTTCGGCAAAACCATCGTCCGGTTGGCAGAAAAAGACCCCAGGATCGTCCTGCTGATCGCGGATGTTTTTCAAGACATGCACGAGCTCAAGCGTCTGTTTCCAAATCGGTTTTTCAATTTCGGCCTGACTGAGCAAACGATGATTTCCGCCGCCGCTGGCATGGCAATCGAAGGGCTTAGACCAATCGTCTATACCCTGACCCCGTTCTTGATTGAGCGGCCGTTTGAGCAAGTCAAAATTGATATCGACGAAATGAATCTCCCGGTCATGTTGGTTGGCAATGCCGATTACCCAACTCACGGCCCAACCCATCGGCCGTTGAACCCGGAAGGTTTGGTTGGATTATTCCGCAATATTCATGGCTATTTCCCCCGGAACGGCCAGGAAGCCGAAAAGGCTATGCTGGACGCTTATTTGATGAAGAAACCGGCAATTATCTGTCTCAAGAATGATAAATTACCAATAGTGTGACCGAATGAAAACAGTGCTAATAACCGGAGCGGGAAGGGGATTGGGGAAGGCATTGGCTTATGCTTTCTCTACCGCTGGCTATCGCCTGATTTTGCACAGCAATCGTTCGCTTGTCCCTGCCGGGCTGGGTTTTTCTATCCGGGGGAATCTGCGTGAAGAGAGGGTTATAAACGCCCTCGAAAGAGCCGGGAGTGACGGGGTAGATATCCTGATTAATAATGCCGGGGTTTATTATTCCGGCCCGTTCGAGAATATGGCGAATGGCCAAATCGAGGAAATCATTGAGACGAATCTTTTGGCCCCAATCTTCTTAATCAAGAAACTACTCCCAGCCCTGAAAAAATCAAATGGTCTTGTCATAAATATCAATTCGATTGCTGGTAAAATTCCGGCAAAACACGAAGCTGTTTATTCGGCCAGCAAGCACGGATTGCGGGGGTTCGGCCAATCGCTAAGATTCGAAGGGGTGCGGGTGCTTGATATTTATCCCGGTGCAATGCAAACCGATATGGCAAAGACACGCCCCAATTTCGACAAGTTGATTTACCCGGCAGATGTTGCGAATTTAGTCGTCAAATTGTGTGAATCGGCAGAGACAATGCAAATCCCGGAAATCAATCTAGCCAGGAGCCGATATTGATGAATTGCGTTTGTGGCGGGAACAAATTCCAGGAAGAGCAACGGGGATTCTATGAGGTCACCGAAAAAGGGGTGACTCGCCTGGCGAAAGGCAAATTGCCGGTCGCTATTTGTTCTGAGTGTGGTCAGATTCGCCGCCCTGGCCAGGAAGATTCCGAGCAATACAAGCGGTTCTACCAGCAATATCAGCCATGCAGTGAGAAATATGACGCGAAAACCTACCAGCACGACCGGGGACTTGCTGTTAAACGCTGCGATACCTATGACCTTGGCGGGCTTGCCGATGTTACCTTGCTGGATATTGGTTCCGGCTCCGGCGCTTTTGTCGATGAATGCCGGGTCAGAGGAATTCAGGCATTTGGTTGCGAAGTCGCCGAATATGCCTATGCTGAATCAAACACCTTTATCTACAAGGGATTGTTCAACGAAATCAATTTCCCGACCGATCATTTCGATATCGTAACTTGCCATGATGTTTTGGAGCATGTACTTGATCCCGTCGCCTTTGTTGCCGAAGCATTCCGGGTATTGAAGCAGGGCGGGCAATTCATTATCGACTTCCCGGATTTCTTCAACGAGTCCGGTAAGCACCATTGGAAGGTCGAACATATTTGGTATTTTACCCCCAGCCGGTTGAAGCGGCTGCTTGATGATGTCGGGCTTGTTGTTGAAAAACTCGACCATCCAATCGACAGCAAAATCGTTTTCTATTGCAATAAGCCAAAGCAAGACCGGCCTTCAATTCTTTTACCCCCTGGTCTTGGAGATTCCTTTTGGTCGATTACAAAATTGCAAGCGTTTTTGAAGCGGGAGAAGTTGGTCCTGCCGGATGTTTTCATCGCCTGCAATCGGGAAAAGAAATTTGATGGCCACAAGCGGGCCTTCCCGTTTCTCGAAATGTTCCCTTTCTTGAACTGCTCTGGGGAAAGCCTTGGAGACAAAGGCGACCCGGAGTTGCGGAATATCTGGAAAGAGGGGTATGGCCATCAAGGGCGAACGATTTTCAAAAACGTTCTGGGATGCGATTATTTTATCTCTTACAATGGCTGGCTCCGGGTCGGCGCCCATATGGAAGAGTGCGACCCCGACCTGAAAACCGACTGGCACCCGCCGATGTTCGTTTCTCTCGAACAGGAGAGATACAAAGAGCATTGCCAGAATAGCTATGGGAAATATATCGTTTTCTATTTCATCTTTCAAGGTACTTACATCTATTGGCAAAACGAATTTTCCATCAATAAAATCGCCAATTATATCAAAGACCTTTGCAAAGCAACGGACTGTACTCCGGTATTTGCCGGGGCGAAGTGGGATGCCGAAGAGCGCACGGCCAGGCAGTTGAAGCAGCTTATCCCTGGCGCTATTGATTTAGCCGGGAAAACCAGCGTCCAGCAGCTTTTTGGTTTGATTCGCGGGGCGGAATTGGTTTCTGGATTCCCTTCTGGCCTGACCATCATGGCTGCAACTCTGAGGGCCAAAACGCTGATAATCTGGAATCAGTTTTACAACAGGCAATTTTTCTGGAACGCTTGCCCGCCTGATACCAGAAACGTCAACTATTTTATCGAGGACACCAAAGGACTCGACCATGTGGCTTTAGCGCGGATGAGCGCGGATATTATCGAGCGCGGGAAGCCCAGAGGCAATCCCCGTTCTCTTCTCCCGACGCCATCCGTCCCTAACCTCACGAAAGGCTGGAAACCCACCCCGCTTCCTCAGGAGCGCCCACAGTTGCCATCGAGAAGGATTGTAGAGAATCGGGTTGCCAAGCCAGAACCGCCCCCTCAGACAAAGCTGGATTTGATTCTGAACAAGGGCAAGTTGACGGTTGTCTGTGTCCTGAAAACTGGCGGAGAATACACCAGAAAATATTCGATGATTATGCAAAACATGGTTGAACGAAACACAACCATCAAGCATGATTTTTTGGTGTTGACCGACGCCAATCTTGTCCACCAGAAGCAACTCCGGCTTGCTCGGAATTATCCCGGCTGGTGGTCGAAACTGGAGTTGTTCAGGTTGAAAGGCCCGGTCCTATATCTTGATCTCGACACGGTAATTGTAGGGAATATTGACCGGCTGGCTAAAGCTGTTATGGCCCTGCCGGAGAATTCATTTAGGATGCTTACCCCGTTCAACGAGGGTCGGGCCAGCAAAGGGGAATGGGCCAGCGGGATATTGGCCTGGAATGGGGATTTCAGATTTTTGCTCGACAATATCCCGGCAAGCAAAACCGATTCGTTCTTCAAGGGTTGGGATCAGGTTTACATCTTCAAAAAGCTACAACAGCACGGGATAACCATTGATTCGATCAACCGGCATGCCAAAATCTACAGCTATCGCAGGCATTGCGTTGATGGTTTACCAAAGAATGCCGAAATTGTCTGTTTCCACGGCAACAACCGCCCCCATTCGACAAATAATGTTGATTGGGTCAACCAGAACTGGAGATAAAATCATGCAACCACCGATCCTGATTACTGGTGCCGCCCGTTCTGGAACAAGCATGACTGCCGGGATTGTTAATATTTGTGGAGCATTTGGCGGGGTTATGTCCGGTCCGAACCAGAACAACCAAAAAGGAATGTTTGAGAACTCGGCCATACGGCAGAATATCGTCAAGCCATACCTGAAAGGGATTGGTTGCGACCCCCTCGGCCAGAAGCCTTTACCGTCAAACCGCCAGATGTTCGAAGCGACCCAGGAGCAAGCAGCGCGGTGGAAAGAGCGGGTCGAAGCAGTAATGAAGGCTGAAGGGTACAAAGAGGGGCCGTGGTTCTATAAAGGGGCCAAATCCTGCTTGTACTGGTATCTCTGGCATCTGGCGTACCCAGAGGCTAAATGGATCGTAGTCAGGCGTGACGCGAACGATATAGCCCGCTCCTGCATGCGAACCAGCTTCATGCGGGCCTATCGGGATGTAATCGGCTGGCTCAGATGGGTCGAGGAACATGAAAAGCGATTCCACCAGATGCATGTTGCAGGATTGCAGATCCGGGAGGTTTGGCCGAAAAAGATGATCGATGGTGACTTCGAGGAAATGAAATCGGCCATTGAATGGCTTGGCTTGGCTTGGAATGAAAACATGATCCGGGCTTTTGTTGACCCGGCTTTGTACGGGAGGAAATAGCAAATGGCAAGAGTGGTTGCAGCAGACATAACGGCAATCATGGACGTCGATTCGTCCATCACCGACTTGACCCCGTTTATTACAATGGGGAATTTGCTAGTCGATAGTACTTTGTCTAATCAAGGACTTTCCGAATCCCTGTTGACTGAAATTGAAAAGAATGTGGTCGCTCATTTGATTTGTTCCCGCGATCCTAGGGCGGCAGAGGAGCGAGCAGGCACCGGTGGAGAAATTCAGGTAAAATATACCGGCAAGTGGGGTGAGGGCTTGAAATCGACGCCATACGGCCAAAACGCCATGTTGCTTGACCCAACTGGGCGACTGGCCAATCGGGGCGCAAAACGGGCCACAATCAGCATGATTGATCATTCGGTGGAGCCATGAACAGCAGGACGGCAAAACACCTATTGCGGCAAGACGCGGTTTATTGGGCCAATCCTATCAACGATGGATATGGCGGGTATTCCTACGATACCCCGGTGGCCGTCAAGTGTTGTTGGCTGGACAAACAAGAGAAATTTATTGGAGCCGGGGCGGAAGAATTGGTCAGTCGCGCTGTAGTGCTGGTTGATCAGGCTATGGCTGCAAAAGGAATGCTCGCTCTGATTGCCCTTGCTGATTTGTCCAGTTCAATGGAGCCAGAAGATAATGGGGCTTTTGAAATCAAAGCGGTTGGGTCTGGTCCGGATTTCAAAAATCAATCTTCGATCCGGAGGGTTTGGTTGTAATGGCTGGGGAGGCATCATATCGTAGTAATACGAAGGGAAAATTGGTCGGGGTCGATCTCGTGCTGAAGAAGCTCAATATCGAAATAGCCAAGATCGAAGGGCGGACGAAGGGCGGACTGCGCTCGGCGGCATTAGAGGTTAAGGCGGCGTCTTTGCGACTAACTCCGCACGAAGACGGCCATCTGAGAGGCTCTGCATATACCGAAACTTTTAGTACCTCATCCGGGCCGGGTTCGGTCATTGGGTATACCGCTGAATATGCTCCTTGGGTACACGAAGCTCCTGGAGTGTTGAAAGGTTTACCGAGGCCGTCTGGAAAAGGAGTTTTTTGGGGACCGTCCGGGGAGCCGCAATTTTTGAGGAAAGCGTTGATGAGGAATGTCAGATTGATCCTCAGAAGAATTAAGGAGCACGTGAAAATCAAATGAATCCCGCAAGCGTTGATATAAAAGATCGTTTGGTTTCACAATCAGTCGGAACTTTCGCAACCGATTTGTTTATCGGTATTATGCCGGAATCCCCGGATGCTTGTGTTTCGATCCGGGACATGACCGGCCCTCCGCCAGAACTTAGGTATGAACTGGACTACCCGTCAATTCAAATCCTGATTCGCGGTGCGAAAGGGGCGTATCCAACCGCATTTGCAAAGGCGCAGGCTGTCCACAACGCCTTGCACGGTGTAGTAAACACGACCATCAACTTGACCAGATATTTGTTAATCTCTGCGGCACATTCACCGGCTTATCTTGGAGACGATTCGTTGAACAGACCGCTTTTTTCCATAAACTTCGATGTCCAAAGAACAACTGCATAAGGAGGAAACAAAATGTCAGTGAATGCCGTAGTATCAAAAGGAACTCTCTTCAAGAGGGGAAATGGGGAAAGCAATGAAACTTTCACCACAATTTCGGAAATCAACAGTATTGGATTACCGCAGCGAACCCGGCCAATGATCGATGCCACCGATCTTAGTTCAGTTGCCAGGGAATTCGTCCCTGGTCTACTGGACTCTGGTCAGGTTACGTTGTCGATGAACTTTACCAGAGACACCTACATAGACATGGTGAACGATCAGGATTCCGACACTTCGGTCAACTATCAGATCGTTCTGCCGGATACCGGGGCGACCACCATCGACTTCGCCGGGTATGTCCAGGACATCGGCGGGGCATCCCCCGGCCCGGATGAAAAGGTGACCGTGGACGTAACAATCAAAATCACCGGCGGGATTACGATTAGTTCGTAATTTGCGCCATTAAACCAAAACCAGAAGGAGAACAAAATGGAAAATCAGAACAAAGAAAATGAAACCGGATTTCTCGGGAAGGACGCAATCCTGGGGGCCGAAGACCTGAAGCGGGAGCGGGTCGAGGTTCCCGAGTGGAATGGTGCCGTCTATGTCGGTACGATGACCGCTGCCGAACGAGATGCCTTCGAGGCTTCGATGGTCACCGAGAAGGAAGAGGGCAAGCCACAACGCAATATGGATAACTTCCGGGCGAAGCTGGTAGCCTCGACGATCCTGAATGCCAATGGCAAACGCATGTTCACTTTGGAAGAGGCCCGCGAACTCGGCAAGAAGTCGGCCAGTGCAATCAACCGGATTTTCCAGGTTGCCGCTCGGTTGAACGGGGTCGGACAGCAGGATGTCGAGGAACTCACAAAAAACTGATAGCCCGGCCGGGGCGGAGGTTTGCATTTCGCCTCTGCCTCGCGCTGGGCTTTGCTCACCCGGATTCGCTGTACCGGGAGTTGGATGCAAAACAGATGGCGGAATGGGAAGCATACTCGATGATTGAACCATTCGGAGAACGACATCAGGATTTGCGTTTCGGGATGCTCCAGTGCTTGATTGCGAATGTCAACCGGGATAGCAAGAAGCATTCCGCGCCATATCGCCCGGACCAGTTCTTGCCGCCGAACTACGAAACGTACTCGGCGCAGAAAGAGAAAAAAGCGTCTGATACCAAGGTGCTGAACATCTTCAGGATGCTGCGGGATCAACTGCGGAGGAAGAAATAAATGGCGGTGACGATCGGTACATTGATGGCTTATATCGGGGCGGATACTTCCGATTTGAAGAAAGCAGAAGGGAGGGTCAAAGCATCTACCGATAAAATGTCGTCAAATTTTTCTTCCCTTGCAAGGGTTATTGGTGGCGTTTTTAGCGCAGTAGCCATCACCAATTTTGCGCGGGAGGTTGTGAAAACCGCTGATAACATGACCCTTTATTCGGCCCGGCTCCGCCTTGTTACAAATTCCCAGAAAGAGCAGATGTTTGTTCAGGACCAGCTCTTCAAACTGGCGCAAGAAACCAGACAAGCATACGGCGATACAGTAAACGTCTACGCCAGGCTTGGTCGGGCCGCCCGCGCAACTGGCAAATCGCACTTTGAATTGCTGGAGGTAATGGGCAATTTGAATAAAGCGATTATCGTTTCTGGCGCGACGACCCAAGAAAGTGCAGCCGCTTTAATCCAGCTGTCACAGGGCTTGGCTTCAAATCGACTTTCTGGCGAAGAGTTGCGCTCGGTAATGGAGCAAATTCCCCGCGTCGCTCAGGCAATTGCGGATGGCCTTGGAGTTGACATTGGTAAATTTAGGGAAATGGCTTTCGCCGGGAAGCTGACTGCAAAGACAGTAATCGATTCTTTGCTGACCCAAACCGACGTTCTGAACCGAGAATTCGCCGGGATACCTGTCACTTTCGTGCAAGCTATGGTCAAAGTCCGCAACGTCTTTGACAGATATGTTGACGACCTGAATAAATCAACAAACGCAACCGGAATTCTCGTTGATGCGGTTGAGGAATTTATTGCTTTTCTCGAAACACCAGAGACAAAACAGGTAATAGAGAATTTTGTTAAAGATTTGCCTAACCAAATCCTTTTGGTTAAAAATTCAGTCCAGGACTTGCTGACTATCTATAGTAAATTACCAGAAGGAACAACTGCTGGGCTGATCGGGGCAATTCTGTTTGGGCCAAAGGCCGGATTGATTGCATTTTTAGTTGATGCGGTAGATTTGACTGAAGCGCTGGTAAATTCTATTGCTGGTTTCGAAGCCGTCAAAGAAGGGAAGTTGACTTGGTTCGAATATGCAACAGCCAACGCCGATGAACTGAAGTCGCTTCTTGCCGATATCGCGAATAAGAAGAAAGAAATAAATGCGGTGGTTTTTGAGCCGGGAGCCGCTACATTTGAAGAAGCGCTGGTAAACGAAGGAGTTTTCCCTTTATTGCCGTCTCAGAGAACTTCCCCATCATCTGCGCCACCGCGACTAGAAGGTTCAAAAGGTATTGCTTTTTCTACTTTCCAGTTTTCCGACGATACATTGATAAAGATGCAAAAAGTCAGAAAAGAACTGGAAGATTTCAAAAAAGAACTGCAAACAGAAAAACTCCAGGGCCAACTATCTCAGGAACTCCCCGGAATGCAAACCCCGGAAATGTTTGATGACTATCTATCAGAACACAAACAGGTATCCGAAGAGGTAGCAAAAACATGGATTGCCGCATTCCAGACCATCGAAGGCCAGTTTGCAAATACTTTCCAGATGGCCATGGAAGGCGACTTCGACGCGATCCTGGACAGCTGGGTTAACATGCTCCAGAGGATGGTCGCTGAATGGGCAGCATCTCAGGCCATGACGGCTCTTTTTGGGAAAGACTATGGGAAGGGTGGCCAGGGCGGATCGGGACTCCTGGGGGCTGTAGGGACGTTTATCGGGGGATTGTTCGGCGGCGGGGCAACCGGAAAAAAGACTGGCATGGCTTCCGGCGGCATGATCACCGAACCAATTGCTGGCATCGGTACTTCTACCGGCAGGCGCTATACATTCGGCGAATCCGGGGCAGAAAGGGTGACCCCGGTTAATCAAATGGGGGTGGAGAGCAACGGGGGCCAGGGCGGCAATATGACAACCAGCATTAATATTATGGCTGCCGATGCTCAATCTTTTTCCGACCTCGCAAAAAGGAACCCACAGGCAATCATCGGCCCGATAACCGATGCTTTAAGACGAGGGAATAAAGGATTGCGCTCTGCGATCCAGGGGGCTTAACATGGTTTCTTTCCCGGATATTTCACCGCAGCATCCAGAAGACATCAATCTTGAGTTTTTGACTCTGGTGACAGAATTCGATAACGGAGAAGAAAACGCGAAACAGAAGCGATTGTTCCCAAGGCGAAAGATCAAATTGCGATTTGCCGGGAAATCTATCGCTGAAGCCAGAACTCTTTGGACTTTTTATATCGCTCGCGGAGGCAAATTTGGCACATTTAATTATTTTTCACCTTTTTCAAATGTTTACGCCGGGGAATATGTTGCAACCGGAGATGGGACAACCGCTTCGTTCAATTTGCCTTCCAAACTCGCTGCTGATTTCTCTGTATATATCGACGGTGTCGAGCAAACAGAAAATGTTGATTACATATTCACGGCTTCGGGCGGGGCTGACGGTGCTGATTTGCTATCCTTTATTGATTCTGTTCGTATCCCTGAAATTGGGGAAAGGATTACATTTGATTTTACCGGAATTTTAAAAATCAAATGCCGCTTTGCTGATGACTTTATGAATTTTCAAACTTTTTACAACAGAATTGTGAATTCAGAACTTACTCTTCAAGGGCTGTTGAATGCGTAATATTGACGCCAATATCAAATCAGCGCTCGAATCAGAGGAGCTGCGCCCTTTTCTGTTAGTGTCGTTAAGCATCGACAGCAATCCCATAACCATCACCGATTGTGACGTGCCTATCGCCTGGAATGGGGAACTCTACGAGCCTCGCGGGTTTTCTCCCGGCAGCGTCTCATATTCAATCGGCCAGGTCGTCGATTCTGTTTCTTTTGCCGTCGATAATGTCGATGATTTTTTTACCGCGTCATTTGTAGGCGGAGATCCGAGGGGCACCCAAGTTGATATTCGGATGGTTTTACTCGATTCTGATTATCAAATTATTGGTTCGTCAGCCGACGATAATGCAATTTTGTTTATCGGATATATCGACGAATGGAGTTTGAACGAGGGTAAAATTTCTATTGTTCTCGCAAATGCAATTTCACAATGGAACAAAAAAACCTTACGGCTGCAATCTGCTTCTTGTTCATGGGTGGAATTCAAAGGCGATGAATGCAGATATTCTGGTGCCGAAACTGAATGCAACCGATCTTATGCCCGCTGCTCTGCGCTGAACAATACCGCAAATTTCGGCGGAGAAAGATGGTTGCCATCTTTGGATTCTCAAGAAATCGTTTGGGGTAAGCCTTACGCCCCTGGGTTAAAAAGGTTTTTATGATCCCTTTTGTCGAAATAAGTCAGCAGCTTGTTGGCAAAAAATATTCACTTGGCGAATGCGATTGTTTCCGCGTCGTATTGATGTTTTTTGATATTGTCGGGGTCGGTTATCCGAAGGAATTCAAAGGCGTTACTGTTTCGAATTATAAAGATTTGTTTTTGTCAGATCCTATTTCGGCAAAAGAATTGATGATTGATTTTTTGGATTCTTTTATTGAATCAATCCGACCTGCATATTATATTTCAGGGGATATTTTATTATTACAACGCGAAGGATTCTTACCGTTTTTGGCAATCGCTGCTGGGAATGGTACAATAATTTCTGCTTCAGAACAATTTGGAGTTGGTACTACTCCAATCAAATTTTATAAAACAAAAAGAGCCTGGCGATGCCTCAAGCAATCCCGATAGTCGTTGGCATAGTTCTGAAAGCCGCTGGGGTGCAGGGGCTTGCTGCCGCCCTTGTCGTCGCTGCTTCTTCTGTTGTCGCCGGGGCAATCCAGAACCGGCAGGCCGAAAAAGCAGCTGCCGGTAATTCCGACCCCGCGAATCGGGGATATAAATTCACGACTAGAAGCACACAAGTTTCTCACCGGGTTATTTATGGCCAATGTCTTGTTGGCGGGAATGAAGTTTTTATCGGCTCTTCCGGGTCAAATAACGATTATCTATGGTCCGTTGTTAATTTTGGGGAAGGTGAAGTCGAAGGACTCGGGGAAAGCCTTGGAGTCGATCAGGTCTTTTTGGATAACAAATTATATACGACATACGGCGGAACCGTTTCTTATTGGTTTCACGCTGGGGCTTCCAATCAGACCTTCGATACCAATCTGCAGGCAGCTTTTCCGCAAGCAACTGACAATCGGAGATTCACCGCGAATATGGTCGTTCGCCTTTTGTATGATCAAGACCAATATTCCGGGAAGCCAAATATTACTGCGCTTATAAAAGGCCGCAAACTATATGATTTTCGCGACGAATCTACCGCCTACAGCAGGAATCCGGTTCTAGCGGCCTATGATTGGTTAACCAACAAAAGATATGGCCTCGGGGTTGATTCGTCTCTTATTGACCTATCAACCTGGACAGCCGCCGCCAATTATGTCGAGGATAAAAACTGGAATCTCGATATGGTTGTTGATGGAGGGAATTCATTTGATGTTTTCGAAGAAATCCTCCGGCATTTTCGCGGGGCATTGGTTTGGTCCGAAGGAGTTTTTGCGCTTTATTATACTGATTTGAATTATGAATCGTCTGTCAAAACGATAACCGACGAACACATTGCGAGGGACGCTTCTGGCAGAGCACAGCTTAATGTCAGCCAGCCATCTATGTCTAATCGCCCAGATGGTTTGCGGATCAAATATGTTGATATCGCGAGAAACTACACTTTTGACGATATTCAAATAGGTGACCAGTCCGGGTTGGTCATTGATTTTCGCTTGTTGGGTTCTAATGATCTGGCGCAGATAAGAGATTTGGCTTTTTACGAATTGGAGCGCCGTCAACTGGACAGAACGATTTCTGGGGTATTCAGAGACGATTGTCTTGAACTGGAACCGCACGACGTTGTAACTTTTTCCAGTACCGCTTTATCTATTTCGAATCAATTAATGAGGGTCGTAGCAACAGAGGTTATGCCCAATGGCTTAATTGCTATAAGCATGATGTATGAAGCCCTTTCACTTTACAATCAAACATTTGACATAACTTCTGAAAATACATATTCTTGCACTCTTCCAGACCCAAAGACGGCCCCACCTGCAGTTGGGAATATTTCGATTGAAGAAGAAACTTACGAATTCAGGGACCGTACATTCACTAGGCTAAAAATAACATTTGATCAACCTGCCGGTTTCCCATCTGGGCAAATATCGCATATAGAAGTTTGGATTAGTCTGGACGAGGGAGCGACTTATAAACACCAATTCAATGTAACCGATTCATTCAATATAGAACCAGCAGAAGAAGAGGCCGAGTATTACATAAAATTGATTTCCGTTTCTTCTTTTGGGGTAAAAACAGAAAGCGGACAAGAAGCAATTGTAAATTATATTGTAGGTGGTTTGATTTCTGTTCCTAATTCTTTGAGTAGCCTTCAAGCAATCGTAAATCAAAATACAATAAACTTATATGCAGTAGAAGTGTCAAGCTCTGATATTTCCGTTTACGAATTTCGTCTTGGGGATTCCTGGAGCGGCGCTGTGTTCCTGGCGGCACTGAATAGGCCGAATTTCAGTCTTCATGGCGTTAAGCCCGGTGATCATACTTTTTGGGCAAATACGCTCCGAAATAATGACCAATATGGCGATGTTCCTGTAAGTAAAACAGTTTCGCTGATCGAACCTCCCGATGGCTGGACAGTTCAGCATACTGAAACGGACGATTATACAGATTCGGGAGCGGTTTTTCAAAATACTGAACTGACAACCTATTCCGCAGAGAATTATCTTAAATGCTCGCATGGTTCTGCTGGACTCGTCGGAACATATACGTCGAGAATATTCGACTTGGGTTCTTCTGACCGGTATATGGTTTATTTGTTGGCCTCATTATCAGTGACCGGAGAAGGTACGACTTGGGATAGCCAATTTCCTGGAACGTGGGAAGAAGGCGCACAAGGAAGAACATGGAAAGAAATTTTTCAACTTTATGCGGCACCTTCTGTTGGCATCAAATTATATTATGGAGAAACTAGCCCTCCGACCGAATTTGTTGACAGGCTAGAAATTTTATCCGCGATTGTCACCGGTCGATATTATCAAATAGAAATTACAATAACCGACCCGTCCGATACAATAACGGGTTTGGTTGAAAACTATTCATTAAAATTCGCCCAATATTAAGGAGGAAAAATGTCACAGGATTGGTATACAAATGCCCCGACTTATACGAATGACGCAGAGGATGATATCGGGAAAATGCGGTTGATGTATGCATCACTTAGAACCGCATTCAGCGGGGCTACTGCCCCGGCTTCTCCAGTATCCGGGCAATTCTGGTACGATACGACGAATCATATTTTAAAAATCAGAAATGAGGCTAATACCGCTTGGCTTGAAATTTTTGATTTGACTACCGCTGGCGGTATCAGCGGGAGACAAGTTTTTACTTCGTCAGGCTCCTTGGTCGTTCCTGCCGGCATTTTTACTTTGATCGCAAACGCTGGCGCCGCAGGTGGGGGTGGTGGCGGTGGCAGTGACGCGACAAAGGGTTGCGGTGGTGCTGGTGGAACTTTGGTTTATGGGTTCCCGATCCCTGTTACTCCCGGCGAGACGGTTACTGTTACTATAGGGGCTAAAGGGACCGGCGGGGCTGGGGCGGCATCAGGCGCTGTCAACGGGAGCGACGGAACCAGCGGCGGCGATTTGGTCATCTCGTGCTCGGCCATTACCCTTACTTTACCTGGTGGGCCGGGCGGCGAAAAAGGGTATGCAACATTCACGGCATCGTCAGGCGGTGCAGGATTAACTCTCTATCCTATTTTTCGTGCTGGAGGCGGCGATGACGGGGGAGGCACCGCCGATGGGGCGGACGGAGAATCCACTTTCTTCTATTCCGGCGGTTCTGGTGGCGTAGGAGGACCGCATGCTGGTGGCGGAGGAGGCGGCGCTGGCATCAATGGCAACGGAGCCGCAGGCGGCTCATCTGGCGCGGCTGGGAATGACGCTGCGGTTAACTCTGGAGGCGGTGGAGGGGGCGGTAGCTGGAACGGCTCTTCCGGCCTTGCCGGAGGGGATGGTGGTGAAGGATATGCTGATCTAAGGTGGTAGCATGAAAGCCCAAATCCTCGAAGATAGAATAATCTCAACCGGCTCCGGCATTGAAATCGGTAGGCTCCCCAAAGGCGCCGGGTTGGAACGCCTCAGATGGGACGGTGAAAAGATTATTGACCTGTTGAACCTGTCCGCCATTTGGGTCCGGCAAATCGGCAGTGCTTTCGAGCTTCATGCCGTCCAGGTCTACGATTCCCAGCTTGTCCAGATGACCTACCCGGACAGAAAGCATCTAACCGATGACAACGGGGTAATCCGGCTGTTGACCGAACAGGAACGAATAGACAGACAGAAAGCGGAAGTCCTGGCGCAACTGAAGTCGAACCTTCGCCGGAACATTGCGAAGCAAGTTGGGGACCGGGATGACCAAATCGCCGACACAGCTAAAATTCTCTCTTTATTGATTTCGGCTGTTCTGGACCAAGACCCGGCCGCAATTGCCGCCCTGGCAGAAATTAAACCGTTGATGTCGGCCCTGTATTCCCCGGCTGAAACAGCGGTCGTATTGCTGGAAAGGGCCGAAGCGTTGAGGGATGCCGTCGCCCCATACTACGAGGAAAAGCAACGGATAAAGAACGATCAATAGCCTTCTGATTTGAGCTGCTTGATTGCAAGCTCCAGGCGGATTTTATCGGCCTGGAGCTTGTCTAGTTTGAGGCGCATTTGATACAAGAAAATCAAGGAAAGCATGCAAGCGACCCACATAACCAATACAAATGACCACTTTGCGCTCATTTGACCACCTTCACCTGACTTTCCTGTCCCTTCATTGAAAACTCAAACACCCGGTCAGCTACATTCAGCAGCTCTTCCCGTGGTGCCCGTTCGTCCGCAATCATGATGATCTGCAACCCTGGCCATCCTTTATCCGGCCGGGGTTCGCAAATTCCCTTGAGCATGGCTAAGGCCCGGCTGTTCGTCTCGATGCCCTTCAGGTGCTTAAACGGTTCGTCCAGCCACAAGCAGGCCCGGTTCCTGGGCCGCCTTAAACTCCACAGAGAAGGCCGCAGGGCCGCGCCTGCTATATCCACCGCTCCAAGGCCGGTTGACTCTTTAGGGTTGAGCCTGGCCCCTTCCCTGACGAACCAGAAGTCCGCCTCGGTCTTGCCCCGTCGAAGCTCGAACGCCACCTCGAAGTCATAAGGGTTGTCAAAGACGCCCTGCAAGGCCAGCTTTGGCAATTCGGAAAGCTGGTATTGCAATTGTTCCTGGGTCTGCTGGGCAACTACTTGGATCAAGACGCGGGCTTTCTCGGATGCCCGGTGTTCCTTGCGCAATGCCCGGTAGGATTGTCGGCAGGCGCCGATCAGGGAAACAGTCTGGTCGCGTTTGCCTTGGCGCTTGATTAGGGATTCTTTGAGTTCGGAGAGGTTCATTCGGATTCCTGATTTATTTTCTGGAGCATGTCGCAAACCCTTGCCCGCGCTACCGGATGGAGTTTCACGATACAAGATGTCGGGAGGTCTTCGCGCCAATTATCATCAAGGTAATCAAACAAATTATCCCAGACCATTTCGAACCACCAACCATCTTTAAAAAATTGATCAATTACTGACTGGCAGCTTTGGCAAGTTTTGTAGTTTGAAATTCTTCCTTCGCCAAAACAGGTATGAAAAAAGTATTTCTCTTTGGGCAATATGTATTCTTTGCATTCCCCGCAGACATTGGTTTTCCTGGCCGTTCTTTCGCGACAACTCCAGGTATTTTCCATATCGCCATCATGGCAAGGAACAGAGCAAGCACAGTCCATAATATCACCATTCGTATTTGCTTTCGAGTTCCGCAATGCCCTCGGTCAACTTCGCCCGGAGCTTGTCCGCCTTGGCCTGTTCAGCCTTGGCCATCTTCTCCCCGGCCTCAACCGAATCACAGCCCTCATCTTTCAGCTGCTTGAGCAAGGTGTTCTTTTCCCCGCGCAGTTCGGAAATTTCCTCTTTGCGCTTGGCCAGCTTGGTTGTCATGTCGTGGATTTTCTTTTCTTCTGGGGTCATTTGTTTATTTTGCCACGTAAAGGGTTATTGATTCGGTACCGCCATCGTCGTCAACAGGATAGGTATAAGTGATTGAATAGGTCATGGTTTCAATCATCTTCTGCAATCATTTTATCGAAGCGGGGGAGATGATCGGAAAAATTTGCAACCATCATATCATAGTAATAAACCCCGTCTATTTCGCCATTGATAATTGCGGCTATTATACTACTGTCAAAATCTAACCCGTTCATTTCTTCCGGGGTCAACCGAATTATATTCGGCAGCGTTTTGTTTTTGCAAACAAACTCGATAAATTCTTTTTCATTCGGAATGTTCATTTCCTCTTCGCCTCCTTTTCCACGTAAGCCCACACTTTATCTTTGACCTCAACCGGCACATCCTCCCGGTCAACGACCGCTTCCAAGTTCTGCAAAAAGTCAACCCCGACTTCTGCCTGATCACCCAGCTTCTCCACAAAGGCATCCATCCGGCTTTCCCTGGCCTTCACCTCGTCGATGTGCTCCCGGCTAATCACCCCTTCTTCGATCGGCACAAACACTTGCCTGACCCGGTTGGCTTCGGCATACCAGAGGAACACAGACGGCCTGAAATCCATCTGGTCGGCATCGTTGCGCATCAAGCTGCCGGGATTCACCAATAGCCGTTTGCCGTCCGTGTGGGTAAATGTTTGGTGGTTGTGGCCGGTAACAATCAGGTCGAATCCTGGCAGCAGGTCCATTACTTGTTGAGCGGTATAGCCTTCGCAGCCGGGGAAGGGCTCGAATTCCTTGTAGACCATGGCGTGAACGAGGGCAACGGATTTGCTAACCATTTGATTGACATCGTGATCATCTTTTAACTCCGCGCCCCACGGGAACCCCCAAACTCTAAATGTTTCTCTTTTCTCACCAATATATTCAAATCGGTATGCATATTTCGGGCTTCTCACCGCATTTAGTTTTCCAGCACCCTCCAGCACCGCCATTGCCGAATTGGAATAGTTAGCAATCGACTTCCCTGGCAGATCGTGATTCCCCGGCACGGTATAGAGCGGCTGGGGCAAGTTGGCCATTGCCCAACCAAGCAGCTCGTGGCTCGGATTTGTCTTGTATCGCTTGTCGAACAGATCTCCGGCGTCTAGAATGGGGCAGTCGTATTTCTCTTGGAGTTCCCGCAGCCATTTGATTTTCCTGGCCTGTGCTTCCCAATGGTTGTCGGTTCGGCAGGTCGGCTGAAATGCCCGGAGTTCGATGTCGGCGGTGAGGATGGCGGTTGGTTTCATGGTTTTCTTTTCTCGCAGGTTCTGCAAATCCGACAACCCGGAAGAGCGGTCGGCGTTTCTCTGAGCAACCAGAGATTTTCAATCGGCTTGGCATTCCCGCAAATTGACTTGTTGCCGACAAAGAAATGGTTGGTGAACTTCGTTTGTCGCTTGGCCTTGCGTTGTCGGAGAATCCAGCCGGAGGTCATTCTGAATCGTCCAAGAAAATCTTTTTGCATGATGGGCAATATCCACAATAAGGGCAAATCATTTTGTCTTGGCTCCACAAGTTGGGCAATTCTTCGGCAAGCCGTTTTCAATCTTTTTGATCTCGGCTTCCCCTGCCTCAATCTCTTGGTTTATTATACTCAACCGCCAACAAATCCGATTAATTTTTTTTGCTTTCGATTCACATTTTTCTATCTGTTCAGCAAGTGGCCGGATCGCAGACAACAGAACTTCGGCCCCATCGAGCTTGCCAAGGCTATCGGCAAGTGCGTTGTTTCGTCGCAGGCTGGCTGTTAAGCGACTCAACCTTCCTACCCTATTCTCCAGGGCCGAAATTTCATCTACGAGCGTTTTTAGCCCCTTCAATTCATTTTCAGCTTCCAGGAGCGTTTCAGCTTCAATTGTATCCGCTTCGACCTCCCGATATTGCTCAGCGGTTTTGACCAACCGATCCGCTTTCCTTTCCGCATCCCTAGCGTATTGGTCAAATAATTCGAGTTGTTTGACAGCCGCTTCTCGGTCTTCCAGGTCCGCAAATTGCTCCAATTCAGTTTCCAACCGTTCGAGTTCCGACTTTTTAGCTGTCATGGCCTGGCGGAGTTTCAGTTCGTCGCTCCTGGAATTGTCTAGTGCCCGGTCGATGTCGTCCAGGCCGGCAATCTTGTTTAGGATGCGGCCCCGCTCTCCCGGCGTCTCGAACATTAGGAAAGCCCGGTCGATTTGGGTCTGGAAATTCACATCATCCATGTTGATGACAGCTTGGACGGCTTCGGGCGGGGCACCATTCCCGGCGTTGATTGGTTCGTTGTCGTTTAGCCGGTAGTGGTTGCAGCTTTTGCCCTTCATCCGGGTTACTGTTTGGCCATCATCAAACTGGAGCGATACTTCGGTGGTGCCATCCCAATAGAGAGGCAGCATCTGGTCGCCAAGTGGCCGGTTGAACATTGTCCAATAAGCCGCCCGGAACGCCCCGGATTTACCCGCGTCGGACGGCCCGATCAGGACATTCAGGCCGGGGAGAAAGTCCAGCTTGGTGTCCCGATGGGATTCATGGTTGACGAGGTGAATAGAGTTGATCATACCGGCATTGCGTCACTTATGGTTGTCGCCAATTTTCTGTAATTCTTTTTGGCTTTTTGGCATGGATCATGAGCGAAAAGATCAAGCAGCGCCCCAAGCTGGGCAGCTTCTTTCTTTTCCAAAATCAACACGACTTCCCCGGTTTCTTTCGTTCCTGCGGAATTTGTCATAAATGCGATTTTCATTTGCATTTCCTAATCGCCAAAACCACCTGGCGCCCAAATTCACATCGCTGGCAGTCCGCTTCTTCGGCGTTCCGCCGCCTGTTCATGCACCCCTTGACCGCAATAAAGCATTCCTGGATCGGGCAATAAAAATGGGTGGCCAGTTCAAAATCCTGGCAACAAGCTGATTCCTGCTTGATAAAGTCGATGGACGGTTTGCCGTGCAGCTTAGTCATTGGCCGGAAGTCGCAAATTCGGCCATTCCCGCCGTTGGATACCGATGCGCTGAAAAATTTCTTGCATACGCCACAAATCATATTAATTCCTTTTTCTTCATCCAAACAGTAATGGTGACATGAGGCAAATTATCGACTGTGTGCCTATACTCTCCCGCAATTCGCGAGAACCCTACGTCCACTGTTTTATCGAATAACGAATACCCATCTTTTTCTTTTTCTTGAATAAAAGCGTTGATTTCGGCATTCAGCTCCCACACCTTCCCGTTTTTATAAAAAACTTGAAAAATCATATTAATTCCTACTTGTAAAATTCCGGAGTGATTCCAAAATTGGAAAATAAATCATCTAGCGCAATAGTTAGCTTTCTTGATTTGGGGTATTCGGGGAATTTCTTTTTGCCCCCGAACTTATTATACTGTTTACGCAACTTTTCGTAAGAACTTTTTTGAAGAATTTTCGCCTTGGGTTTTTCGCTTGGGTGTAGATAATGCGTGTGCGGGCGCTCCAGGTAATCCGCAACCGCTCTCAATATCGTCGGCAGATCGGCCTGCTTGATAGCAAACCTGACACAGCTATTCTCCGACTTGGCAATAAACGAATTGCAGTTACGACAAAGCACCCCACGAATCAAGCCTGTTCCTTTGATTCTTTTTTTGTGATGATGGTCAAGAACGGGGTCAGTAATTAACTTGTCGCAAATCGGGCAAATACCGTTTTGAAATTCCAGCAAGGTATCCCGAACTGATTTTATTCGAGATCCGGGAAGTTGAATTGGCTTTCTAATCATTTTGGCCCCTTTGGTTCGCACCAGTGAGTAAACAGCCGGTCGATTGCGAACGATTCTTTTTGCCCTGCCAGTAGCTTTTTGGCGTGTTCGTGGGCGATGTAACCCGGTGTTTCCCGCCATTGTTTTGTCGCCGGGTTCCAGATGAGGACCGGCTCCTGTTGGTCGGGCGGCAGGCGTTTGTGGATCGAAATCCAGATTATGTTCCAGAAGTCGGCTTTGTTCATTTGTTTCCTTGCTATAAATAGCCCTTGCCGGACCCCGCCCCACCTTACCGGACCTCGCCCGGCCAGGCCTGGCCAGACCAAAAAATATATGTAAATTGAATTTGTATTTTGATTAAATTCACTACAAAATAGCCCTTGCCTTACCTCACCTAGCCACACCTAGCCCCGGCTTGCCCCTCCATAAATCTCAACTCAATTTCTCAACCGGCGCGAACAACTGCAACACACTGCGCCGTTGCTTCAGCAAAATCCCCCGGACCCCGGACATTCTGACCTGAGTGTCAACATGCCGTTTCCTGGCCTCTATGTCCATTTCTTCCAGCTTGGCGTTGTCCAGAATCCGTTCCCCTTTGTTTAGCCCCTTGCGGATTAACCGCATTGCCTCTTCAACCGCGAACCTGGCCTGATCATTTGGCGGCACAATATAATAGCCGGTTCCGCGAACGGTTTGAAGGGCGACTTTTCGCTCAGTCAGTAGGTAGTCTTTGAAAGCATCCACCCGCGAAAGCAAAAGCCACTGGATTTCTTCGGCTTGCTTCAGGGTTTTGATCGCTGGAATGAGCAAGGCCCACTTGATCCAGTCGTGCGAAAGCATTTCCCCAGCTTTTTTGTCGTCCTTGTCGTATGCGGAAACGGCATGGGTCAGCCAATCCGGGAATGCTTCGGTCTGCTTTTGCGGTAAGCTCATTTGATCACCTCGACGGTAAAGCGGCCGAACTTAGGCCGGTAGTCCCCGACTCCACAGTATGCGCCACCGTCTTCCAGGCACTTGATGACTTCGGCCCGGTTGATGACTTCGGGATCAAATGCGACTTCGCATTCCGTAGACCACTTACGGAAAATTGGCCGGTAGCGCATGATCCTGGCGGTCTGGACTTTGACGCTTCGGGCGTCGTAAAAACCGGCAGCCCACAAACCTTCTGCATCTTTCGGGCCGGGATATTCCAGGTAGCAGCGTTCGTCAATAACCTCAACGCTCCGTTTGAGTTGCGTACCCATCTTTGATAACTTTCCCCCACCGATAAGAGTGGCTTCGATGTTGACCCCCGGTAAGAACGGGCCGCGTTCGTCGATATAAAGACCACCGAGCCATTCGCTCTTGGCGATCAGTTCGTGGTCTTCGTCGGTCTTCTTCCGCTTGCTGGTCAATTCCTTGTGGGCTTTGGTCAGCGGGTTGAGCGGGTCGGCGAACTTGTCAGAATGCATGAGCAACGGCCGAGTTCCAGTGATTTTGACTTTGATTGTGTTCATCGCTACTTTCTCCTTGGTTTTATTTTAGCCTAGATCAGAATTGATCTTTTTGGCTTTTGATAAACTGTTTTGGATTCGCTACAAAGTAGCCCTTGGCGTACCGCGCCTCACCGTACCCAGCCCCGGCTAGCCCGGCCTTCCCCTGCCCGGACTTCCTACAAACATATTATACTCAAACCAAGTCGCATTCGACTAATTTATTTTTCTACCCATTCCTCAAATTCGTCAAACCAGCATTTCCCAGTATCAACCGCATCGACCGCAAAGGCCCAAATAAAACCGATGGCCCAAAACGGAACGGACAGCAAATTCAAAACCAGACAAATCGACTTTCTCATAGTAACTCCCTTTTTTGTTTGTGTTTTTATTTACCGATATCCCTCGGCGGCCTCTATTTGTTCGCTTCCGGATTAACCACACGTAACCGGAAATAAGCGTTCCCAATTGCCGACATCACATGCAGCTTCACCCCGGCCAAAATAATCTTATCCCCGGCGTGCATGATCCGCCGCTCCTTCTGCTCGGTTCCGTTTTCCGGGAATAAGCGGATGAACTTCAGGAACGGCCAGTCATTTCGCACAACGCGGTATTGCATGCCGTCAATGGATACCAGGGCGTCCGGCTTGAGATTGGTCCTCAGGGCTTCTGGGCCGTGCATTGGCGCTACATCTTCTTGAAGTGCCTTATCCATTCGTCAACTTCCCCCGCTAGTTTTTTGAACCCGTATAAATCACAAATCGCCAAAAACCCTTCCGGGTTAAAATTGTCTTTTTGAAGTTTGATCGGCTTGGTTGCGGCGTGTGGTAAATCGACTAGCTGCTTGTTGAATCCTGCTATACGCTTCCCTTCGTAACTTACGATGTCCTCGAATTTCTTCCCTTTGGTTAATTCCCCCTTTAGATACCGCAGGGCGGTTGTATTGCCAACCCCTGCCACCCCCGGAACCTTGTCGCTATTGCACCCGGCAATTGCCTTGACCTCCGCCCATTGCCTTGGAGTAATCCCATATTCAGCCCGGAATGTCCGGCCATTTATTAGCTTTTTCTTGGCAGGGCTGTACCACGCGCAATCGTCGGTCAGTTGCAGCAGGTCTTCATCGTTTGTCAAAACAACCGATTGCCCCCGGCGTTCCTTGACAAATATAGCAATCAGATCGTCAGCTTCCAGGCCGGTTTGAATAAACGAATTGCCAAACCCAAGCAACGGCATGATGGTCGTCCGGATGGTTTGGATCTGACCGCAGGCGTCCAAGAACGCTTCTTTTTCTTCGTCGGTCTTGGGCTGGTCGCGCTTTTTATATCCTGGCAGAACCTGCGACCTGAATCTCTTCCGGCTGTCCCACATGAAGACCGGATCGGTCAGGCCAAACTGGCGGCACATAATCAGAATTTGCGTCACAAACCCGTAGATTACGCCAGTGCCTTTGTCATTATGGGATAATTTGCCGGATGAATGGAAAGCCCTCCAGCAGAAGTAATGGCAGTCGAAGACCAGGTATTTCATTTTTGCCTTTTGAAAATTTGGGCGGGCAGGATTTGATACCTGCATGATGATTTAGTCAAGGGGCCATAGCGGACCATCTTCCACCGTTCCCCCGTAGCGTCTATACTCTTCCGCCACCGCCCAAAATACCTACGCCTTGGCCAGCTCGTTGCTCTTGGCCCGGAACTCCTTCATCAGTTTGGTCAGCTCGTTGCTGGCCTTCCGGGCTTCGGCTCCGGCTTTTTTGCTGCCGCGATCCCCGGCGATTTGGGTTTCGGCCCCATCGTCGAGGATGGCCATTTGTACCCGGATGTCATCAAGTACCGCGTGTAAATCTCTGCCCATTTTTCGTTCCTCCTTGGTTGTTTGGTTTTACTTGTTCTGGCACTCCATCTTGGTTTCAGCCCTTACTCGATTAACTTCTTTATTGAAGTTTGCGTTTGCCGCGAACATCGAAATTGCCCAGAAAATCAAAACAACAACAATTCCACCATCAAACAATTTTACTGCTTTCATCTTCTCCTCCTTGGTTATTTGGCTAGGGTCAATCCCTGGCCTTTGGTTTGCGCTCCTGCTTGAACTGCTCTTGTATCTCTTCCCATAAATCGATTACGGCTTCTTTCAATTCAGCTTCCAACCCGTCTTCCTCTACGGCTTTGATTGCCCCGTCCAGGCTGTTTGACAAGACCTCGCTCCCGTCAATCGAATATTTCTTATGCCGGGAGTTTTGCTTCAGGAAAATCAGATTTGCCCGGACATCATCAATCCCGTAACTGTCGATGATGTAAATTTCTGCTTGCCGGTACCCTTTATCAACAGAAGATTTGACAACATCGACTTTCGACATCACCCCATAACTTTCCTTGTGGGCTTTGCCGTGGATGGTTTTTTCTTCCCGCAGCACTTTGATCTTCGTAATTTCCAACCGCAAGGAAGCGTAGAACTTAGGGGCGTGTCCGCCGGTCGCCTTGGTCTTTTTGGCAAATGGCGTGGTTGCCATAGTGTCCCGGATCTGATTCGAGAAAACCATCAGATAATTGTTGTCTTTGATCAGGCGAATGCAGCGCCGGAATCCTTGGCTGAAGTCGTTCGCTCTCTTGGCGCCATCGTATCCGGCAGCGTCTTTCATTTCCGCTTCGGTGCAGAGGGCCGCGATGGAATCAGCGATGATACCGTGCGGGCCTTGGCCTTCCGGCTTCCAGGAAACAAACTCTTCGAATACTTCGGCGATGGTGTCCGGCTGGCGGATGGTCTTATCCCCGATGGAAAAGTCGAACAGTTTGGCGAATTCCTTGTCCAGCCGGGCTTCGGGATCGTTGAAAATCACATCTCCGCCCTTCCGCTGGATAGCCCCGGCGATTTCGCACATCAGAACGGTTTTGCCGGCGGACGAATCGCCGAAAATCTCAACCGCAATGCCAACCGGGATTCCCCCTCCCCGCTTTCTGGTACCGGTCAGGGCCAGGTCCAGCAACGTCGAGCCGGTGCTGACCATCACTTCGTCATTGCCTTCGTAGAGCGGCTGTTTTCGTTCCGTTTCTGCGTTGCGCTTGATTTTCCGGACCAGCCCAGCTTTAGAGCCCCTTTCCATATCTCTCCCTTATTGCTAGCAGAATTTTTTCGATGTGATTTTGTGACAACTTCTTTTCGGCCAACCACGAGTTGGCCGATTCATAAAATTCGGCCCAGTTCTTCTTATTCCAGTTGTCGTATATTTTATACCCGACCGACTGGAGTAGGGCCGGAATGTGTTCGTAGCAGGTTTCAATCATGTCAACAGTCACCTTCGACATGCTGACGTTTTGCTCCAAGGCCATCAGCCGGAGGAATTCAACGCTCTCCTCAGTCAGATAGAGCGGCTGGATTTTCTTTTGTTTCTTTTGTCCGACTTTCATTTTTGCCTTTTAAGAAATTTGGGCGGGCCAAAAGCATTCTAGATTCTTTGACCTTCCAGGCTCATCACCCGCTGGTTTTCCGCCCAAAATTCACTTATCCGTTACTTTCCTGCTCAGACATGCAGGCTTCCCACTCGTCGCAGGTGTCGCAGTCCTTTTGCTTGTCGCAGTCCACGCCGAACTTGTGGCCGGACGGGCACTTGTTGCCGGAGTCCTTGGCCTTCCCGGCCTTCTTGTCGGTTTTGGTAGCTTTGGCCGGGCCGGGCTCAGGATCTGCAACTCCGCTTTCCCCTTCGAATGCGGCCTCACAGTCATCCCGCTTGTCGCACTTCTTGCACTTCTTGCTGGTGTCGAAGTCCTCGCCAAACTCAAGCCCTGCCGGGCACTGCTCGCTGCTGTCTTCGACCTGGCCAGAATGGGGTTCGATCTCACAGGCTTCCATCAGGGCTTCCCGGCATTCATCTTCTTCCATGCCATCGGTGTCGATGTCCAGGTCGTTCTTGACGATGTACCGGCGCATTTCCTTGAAGCTCATGCCGTCCAGTTCTTCGGCAGTCAGGGAAGGGGCTTCAGGTTCAGGTTCAGGTTCCCGCTTTTTGCGTTCCTTCTTCTCCGGCTCCGGCTTGGTTGTCTTCCTGACCCTGGCGGTTTCCGGCTGGTCGTCGGGATCGGGGCCAGGGTCATCCGGGTCACTGGCCGGCATCTGGTCGTCAATTTCCAGGAAGATGTTGTTCAGCTCTTCATACGATTTGATGACCAGTACATCGTCCAGGTTGATCACTTCGCCCAGGATAGATTCGTCGATGTCCCCGCGCTCGGTAAAGGAAATCGAATCTGCAGCCAGGAAGTTGTGGCCGCCGAATGACTCCTTCTGGAAGCGGACGTTCAGATCAAATCCGCCTTCCAGGTCCATGAAGGCTGCATATTCGTCGTTGTCGGGGTCGTTCAATTCGACCTTGAGCTGCTTTTCGAACAGGGCATAGCTCATCCACCAGAACATGACCGGGCCGGGCTTGCCATTTTCGACCAGCTGGACGTTGTACATCACGCAGTCCTGCGGCTTGAACTTGTTGGCCTGTTCTTCCGGAATTGCCGGATCGGCCTTGGCCTGCTTGTAGTACTCGGCGACCGGATCGGGCTTGCCAACCGACAGCGGGCTGATATAAGGCCGGTTGGCCGCTCCGAGTTGGCGATACCGCTTGAACGGGCGCTTGTAATAGATGTCACCGACCGGGGCGATGTCCGGGCCATCCGGATGATGCGGGTCGGTCACGATATAGGGCAGCAGACGCAGCCGATATTTGACCGACGATTTCCCTTTGGGGATTTCGGGATTGAAAAACTCAACCCCCTGCGGGATGTTTTTGAACATCGTCCCGCCACCGCCCGGCCCTTGCTGCGCCGCCGCTGCCTTGATGCGGTCCCGGCCCGAACTGAACTTCCTTTTACCTTCCTTCCTTGCCATCTTTTACCTCCTTGAGTATTTGCTTGATGGTTTCATAAAACGACTGGATTATTCCCCGCGATACCAAGCGGGATGCCAGATATAGCCAAATAAGCGACCCGAGAAACAGCAATATGAATTGGGTTGTCGTCATTTACCCCTCTTCATCTTGCGCTCTTCCCGGCGCTGGTCGATTGCGGAGCGAACTTTCAACCCTGCCGATTTGTTGCTTTTTTCTTCGATCAGCCTGGCAAGTTCGCTGGTTTCGCGCGGGCTTTGCGGGGTAGCGAAATACCCGAGCGTCGCCATTCTGACCGCGTTTTCCAGGGCTGACTTTTTCATGTCGATAGCCCGGACGGCGCTAGACAACATTTTGTGGGCGTGGTTAGCTTCGCTGAGTTCCGCTTCCACCGCTTGATACTGGACAGACAGCAGAACCGCGTTGTTGACCTGATCGACGGTAGGCGCCTTACCGGTGTCAATCCCGTAAGCGGCCGGGTCTTTTCTGACTTCGGTTGCCATTTCGGCGCGGGTCACTTCCAACTTGTTCTTGACGTCGGCCGCGTCTTTTGCAGCTTGGTCACAGGCCCGGCTATAGCGAAGCATTAACTGTGGCTGACGGAGCCATTCGACGTCCAGTTCTTCCGGGTTGATCGAAACATCGGTTTCCGGGTCCAGGTCATATTTGTTGTCGATATTAGGCATTTTTTGCGACCTCCTTGTACTTCTTGTTCAGGCTGGCCAACAACCCCTTCCGACACATGGTTCCGGCCAAGGTCTTGACCATCCCGCAGGAGAACGCCCGGACGGTCGGCGAGAGAATCTCGGCCAAGCCTTTCTTACCGACCGGAATATGGTGGGCAATCCGGTGTTTCTTTTTGATTGACCGGATTTCAGACTTGGCCTTTTTGCCGGTCCTAATTGACGAAAAACCACACTGCGGGCAATAATACGAATACATTTTGTTCCTCCTTATTCTGCTGGTTTGTGTGTAGACAATTTATATCCAGACGACAAATTTATAAAAGAACTGCTGTGCCGGTCCGCCTTCCCGTTGCAAGCGTGGCAAAATTTATTCGCTGGGATTTTTCCGGCCCAAATCAATTTTAATTTATGTTCGGCTTTGCATCCCGGACAAATGCAATCAACCCAGCCTTCAACTATATTATACTCTAGCATAGTCATTCTCCGATAAAATTACTTCGGTAGCAGGCCATGTACAGACCCATTTTTTTAGAGACAAAAAAATCGTCTTCGAATTGTTCGAAAATTAGTGCGGCCCTATCATCCCTCCCCTTTTTCATTATTGACCAACAATATTTAAGTACTAATCTTCTAATCGATTCTTCGTCTGCATCTTCCAACCCATCGAGAATTTTAACAATAACAGACCACGACTTCTTACCGATCAAGGCGCGGGCCAGATCAATTGCCGCCGATTGCCTGGCGGCTTCTTCTTCAGCCGCTTCTTTCATGTCGGCCGGGTCCATACCGATGATTTTGCCTAGGATTTGAAGAGCGTTCCGGGGATGGCCGAGGGATTGATCGACGATGACCTGCCGGACCTCCTGCGGGATTCTGACCCTCTCGGCTCGGCAAACTTTGACGATTAGCCCTTCCATTTCTTCGTCGGTGATTTGCGATACCGAAACAGCGGCGCAGCGACCCTTGATGGTCGGCAACAGCTTCTCGGGGTCGGTAGTGCAGAGGATAAAATAAACGTGGCTTGGCGCGTCTTCCAGAGCTTTCAACAAAGCTTGCTGGGCGTCTTTTGTCAAACCGTGGCACTCGTCAAGTAGCCAAACCCGGCAGATGCTTTTGGGGTCTTGGGGGCGGAGCCTGACTTGCTTTCGAATGTCCCGGACGGTATCGATGCCCCGGAAGTCTGCCGTGTCGTATTCTTTGTAGTCGGATTCCCTGGCGCCCAGCTCTCCGGCAATAATCCGTCCGATTGTGGTTTTGCCACACCCAGTTGGGCCGGTAATCAGGATTGCATGGGGGAATTTGTCGCGCCGGGAAAGTAATCCCTTGACAGTTTTGACGGCCGGTGAGTTCCCAACAATTTCGTCGAGCGTTTTGGGCCTATGGTCGATTGCAATACTCAATTTTCAATCCTCCAGGTCGATTTTTGGACAAATACCCTTTCCGGGATTCCGTCTCCACGTTTTACTGATTCCCAGGCTGATCGGGACTTCGGCGGCGCACCAATACAGTACAACCCATCCTCGTTCGGCAAGCAAATGGATTACATTCTCCCTTATTTTCTTCCCACGAGAAAATTCCCGTAGATCGTTGTGGTCATTAAATCTTTTTTGTTTGCAATTGAAACAATTTTGGCAATGACTGCCCTGAACAGTATCCATCTGCCTGCCCCCTTCTTAAAAAGTGAAAATATTGTCGAACTTTCTTTGCTCAATTGGAGATGGATCTTGATTGGTATTCCAGGCGCCGATTTTGTCCAGAATCGCAAGGGTTGTTTTGCCGATACCCTTGATTTCACGTTTGGTTGATGTTTTTGTGAAAAACCCCTTTCCTTTTATTGGTTTGTGTTCCGCGATCAATTTCGCAACATTGTCCCCGATGCCGTTGATAGACGTGAACGGGGCGAATAGTTGGCCGTCCTTGTCTACGATCCAGGAAGTGGCGTCCGAAATCCCAATTTTCGGCAATCGCAAAACGGCGCCAGCCCGCTTAGCTTCGGCGATGTAACCCCGGAAATGATCTTTGTTTCCGAAAGTCAAGCAACAAGCCAGAAATTCCCGTGGATAGTAGGTTTTCAGCCACATATCCCAATATGTAATTACTGAGTATTCGACAGAATGCGAGCGATTAAATCCGTACTTGCCGAATGTTGAAATTGTCTTCCAGACCTCTTTTGCTTTCTTTTCGGTCAACGTTTCTTTTTCCGAGCATCCCTTGACAAATTCTGCCTGATATTTGTTCAGCTCTTTTGCGCCCTTGCTTTTTGCCATCACCCCGCGAATTTTATTGCAAACGTTCATCGGGATTCCTGCCAGCCGATTGATGACCAGCATCACCTGTTCCTGATAGACGATAATTCCCAGAGTATTCTTTGTAATTTCGTCATATATCGGATGGATTTTTTCAATCGCTTCCCGACCATGTTTCCGCTTGATGAACCTTTCGGCCATGCCGGAATGGAGCGGGCCGGGGCGGAACAGAGCCGTTGCAGCAGAGAGCAGCTCGAAGTTATCAATCCCGAGTTCCTGGCAGTATCCAGACAAACCTTTTGCGCTGATTTGGAAGGCACCGGCGACGTCGCCCTTGTTGATTTGAGAAAAGACTTTTTCGTCGTCTAGCCGGATGTCTTGGAAAACAATGTCGATGCCGTGGTTGATCTTAATCATCTTCCGGGATTCATTCAGGACGGACAGGGCAGACAGGCCAAGCACGTCCAGCTTCATCAACCCCATATATTCAGCGTTTTCCTTGTCCCAATTAGCGACAACAGTATTTGAGCGGATGGCCAAATTGCACTTGCGACCTTTTCGTAAATCCTGAGAAGAAATGCAGACGGCGGCGGCATGCTGGCCGACTCCTCTTATCTGGCCCTCCAGGGCTTGCGCGACTTCAACCACTTTCGGGTATCTGGCTCGGAAACGGTTGCATTCTTCGTTGTCGCCGGAAAATGAGGTTTTGATTTGCTCTTTGTCGTCCAGGGCGTCATCCATCGCCTTTGCAGCTTTGTCTACCTCGGAAAGCGGAACGTCAAAAACCCTGGCCACATCCCGCAATGCGCCCTTACCCCGGATGGTCATAAACGTGGAGAGGCCGGCAACATTATGCTCGCCGTATTTGTCGGACAGATATTTTCTAACCAATGGGCGTTTGTGGTCTTCAAAATCAAGGTCGATATCTGGGAGGTCAGAGCGATCCGGGGAAATAAACCGGAAAAAGACGAGATCAAACTCTATTGGGTCAACATCGGTTATTCCCAGCAGATAGGCGATCAAACTTCCGCCAACGCTGCCACGACCGGGGCCAACCATCACGTCATTCTTCCTGCACCACGTTATCAAATCCCAGACGATTAGGAAATATTTCTGGAATCCCATTTTTTTGATGAGTGTGAATTCTTCAACTATTCGTTCGTCGTAAATTGTCTTTTGTTCGGCGGTTTGATTTGGAAGGCGCAGTTGTTTTCCTTTACAAATCAAACTCCAGAGAAACAAATGCTCTTCTTCATCGACTAAATCTAGGCCGATTCCCGGCAAGGCAATCGGCTGTTGCTTTATCTCGAACCCCTCGCAAATCTTAGCGACCCTGACCGAATTCCGCATTGCTCGTTTGATCTGGCCTTCGTCAAAACAATCTTGATAGACAAATGCGTCAAACATCTCTTCATAATCTTTCAGGTGCAGGCCGGCAAACGAAAACTTCCAACGGGTTTTGTCCTCCCAGGTTTTCCGGGATTGAATAGCCAGCAAAACCTCTTGGTGCATGGCTGATTCAGCGGTCGGATAGTGGCAATCGTTTGTGGCTACCAGCTCCAGGCCATACACTTCTGCCAACTTCTTGATCCGCTTGTTCAGTTTGATTTGCGGTTCAAAGTCGTGGGGCATAATCTCCAGGAACACCCGCTCTTTTCCGATCTTGTCAATTGCGCCTTGCAGAAATTCCCGGCCACCTGGCATACCCAGGAACGACATCGAGCAGCCCGACAACACAACCAAACCGTTCAGGTGGGCCAATAGGGTTTGTGGATCTATCCTTGGCCGGGAATAGAAGCCATCAAGATTAGCAATGGTCAGCATCTTTAAGAGATTGACCCAACCGATTTGATTTTCGACTAATACTGTTATGTGATAGCGCGTTTCGCCTTTGGGCTTGTCGGCCAGGTTTGGGACGATGTAGAGTTCGCAACCGATCAGCGGCTTGATCCCGACTTCCCGGCATGCTTTCTGGTGGGCCAGAGCGCCATCGATGTTACCATGATTGCTAATTGCGAGGTGGGTTTGGCCCTTGGCCTTGGCCAGCTCGGCAAATTGCTTGGAACTTCCGATGCCGTCTAGCACGGAATATTCGTTGTGTAGGTGCAGGTGGCAGAAGCGCATTTTATTCACACAATCCGTAAATTGAACTACATTCGGTCGTCTCCGGCTTCGTTAGCCCAAAGCCGATTCGCTTGCCGCCATAGTGGGTTTTAGACCATCTTACCACGGCATCTATATGCGCACGGCTGTATCCTTCACCGGGGATGGTATCGCTCGAGAAAAACGTGGCGCATTGCCAGGGGGTTGCTTGAGCAACCATTCTTTCCCATTCTCGGATTCGGTCAATCACTTCGGGGAATCTGGCCTGAATTTGGAACATTTCGTCTTTTCCGCAATGAATACACGGCATGCATCCAACTCGCTTAAACCCCATTGAATATAGCGGGTTCGGTTTTATTCCATGCCTTTTTGCCATTGTGAAAGTTCGTTCTGCGGTCCATCCCAAAATAGGTCGCACGACAATAAAATATTTATCTTCCCTCTGCCATTGGGGGAGATGCATTCTTGCAAGAGATTCGTCCGCACGTACCCCTTGCCATGAATATACCCGCTCCCCGTCCTGTTGTTTTGAATTGCTAAAATCGGTAAGAATTTCCCGCTTTAATTCCACGGAGCAAAACCTCGCTTTAGTTGACGGGAAGCGAGATTTATATATCGCCAAATCTAAAAAAGGGCTGCCGGTTGGCACCAGTAGGTTGGCGGCACTATCTGCGAATTCTTGGGATACGCCATGCTTTCCAGGCCATTTTGTTTTGATAAACTCCGCCTTTTTGGCCATTCTTACCGAAAAATCGGCCTTAACTCTGAATATTGGCCCTGTTGCCTCTTCCAAATAATCCAAATAATCCATTGTAACTTGGTGTTCGTTGCCAGTATCGGCAAAGACGGCGATGTGCTCAATGCCTTTTTCAATGGCGACTAGGCGAGTAGCAAGGCTATCCTTCCCCCCGCTCATGCTGATTATATGGGTTGCTTTGGGTCGCATCTACTCTCCAATCAAACAAATTACATGCTTGAAATTCTCACCCTCGAACAGCATCGAATTTTCCCCAACCACGCAGTGCGTCACGTGATCCAGGATATCGGCCAGCATCGACGGGGACACCAGGAATTCAATCTTATCCCCGCTGAACGCGCAATTGACCGATTCTTCGAACCACCCATAGTCCCCTTCGCCCCGGATGACCATGCGCTTGTTCTCGACCGTGATCTTGACTTCCTCGTCCCGCGCAATCTGGGCGTTGCTAAACACCCCGGCCTTGTCCAGCACTTCCTTCATCGATCCGGGCAACTTCAGCTCCACCCCTTCGACAATTAGGAATGGTGAAATGTCCGGGAATTCGTCGGCGTAGGTGCGACACGAGAAGACCACGCCATTCTTGGCCCTAAAATGCGCCCAGCCGGTCGTCTGGCAGAATTCCTTAACCGAGTACCGCACCAGGCTCTTCGCGGCGGTGGCGGGAATACAGAGGCTTTCCTTGAAGGCTTTCTTACCGGCCTGCCCGATGTCAATCCGGATGATCCGGAAGTCGTCACTGGCTTCGATGAGTTGGCCCTTGATATGGCAGCAGGTCAGGATCGGCTTGCTCATGTCTTTAGCGGCAAAGTTCATGGCCATCTTCAGGGCGGGCAGGAAGGTATCGGGAATGGCCGTAAACTTGTCAGCCAGGGTTCCTAGCTCGTCCAACGGCAATTTGATTTCCGCTTCGATCTTGATGCCGGCCTTGGCCCGCTTCCCGGAAATCAGGAGTTCGTTGTCGGTGATTTGGATGTCGATGTCGTCGTCCTTGAGCTTGGATACCAGGGCGTACAGTTCGTTTGCTCGGACGGCCCCGGTGATTTGAAGATCAAGGGGATGGCGGACGGCGATTTCGTCGTTGTAGGTTACGACCTCGCCGGGCAGGAATGCGAAGGAAGTTGCTTGTTCAATCACGTCTCGCTGCCCCAACCCCGGACGAACTGCATCAAGAATCGCAACAAATTCGGCTTTATTTATTTTTGCCATACCGGTTCTCCTTCAATGATTTTGATATTTTTAGTTTGGTTTCTTCTGAACAAACTCTGCCCCGGCTCTTAGCCCCTATTCGACTTTTTGTCAGCTCACTTCTTTTGGCTCCTAGGTTATGGCTTATCACGTGCGCGGAATGGTTAGTCACCGTTAAATTTTCAATTCTATCATCAGAAGGGTCACCGTTAATGTGGTGAACTATTTCGTTGCTCAATAATGAGCGTCCTATTCCTTTTTCTACGACAATTCTTGCGCGGGCTTTATATTCACCCTTAGAAATTCTAATAAAAATACGACCGCCCTTCACCGTCATTATCCCGCCGCTCCAATTATGGTGTTTATCACCAGATTTCGCTTCGGATAGCTTTCGACGAGTTTGTTCTGATTTTATTCTACCAGTGCTGGAAACAGATAATTTTTTTCTGGTTTCTTCTGAAATTTTTATATTCTTCCTGGACTCAGAAAGGCGCTCTTTTGTTTTTTTTGAATGTTGTTTGCCATAAAAAGGATTGTCTTCCCCATGCGTATTGTGCCCAGAAACATAGCTGCGAAATTCTCCGGGTTTGAATTCGTTAACTTCTTGACCACAACCACATTTGCATTCTCGCGACATTTTTGCCCTCCCTATAGGTTGATTTTCAGAATAATAACCTGGGTTGGCGAAGAAAGCTGTATTTTATTTATCCTTTGCGGCCAGACCTGGCTTGACAGCTTCGAGGGCTTCCAGTAGGGTTTTCTTTAACATTTTGGCTCCTTGTTATTTGATTGCGATCCAGCCGGCAAAATTCATCCAGCGCCATATACAATCGACATTTTTAAACCCTGCCATGTGGAGAAGTTCTTCGTTCCATTTTGCGGTAACTGGGACAAGGACACCTTCGAGAGACATTTTTTTTCTCTGGATTTGCTCTTCGGAGTACCCGTTTGCCCTTTTCATATCGAGGTAGGCAGAAACCATTACTCGATCAATATACGAATTGGCGCCAAGAACTTTCTCAATAAAAATAAATGCACCGCCAGGGAGCAGATGATTATAGACCGATTGAACAATCCATTGACGATACTCAATCGGGACAAACTGAATAGTTAGAACGGACAAAATAAGATTCGCTGGCGCTATCGACCCCGGAATTCCTTCGCGGAGATCGTGCATTTCTATTTTTACACAATCATTCCCCGAAAACCTTTTTTTAGCGGCAGAAATCATTGGAGCCGAATATTCAAGGCCAAAAAATTTATTTTCGGCGCCGTTCGCGATTAGTCCTGCGATTGCTTCGCCACGAGAGCATCCAATGTCAATTACTACCGAACGGCCATTGATGAACCTCTTCGCGATTTCAGTGGTAATATTCCGCATTATTTCGTACTGTGGAATTGATCGGCCAAGCATATCGTCAAAGCAAGAAGTTACACCCTCATCAAATTCCCATTTCTTACCCGGCTGAACATTATCTTTATTCATAGCCCGAACCCTCCAGCTGGTGCCAAATACTTATTCTTGAATTCGTTGCGGTAAAATGCCATCGCTTGCTGCTTGCCGCCAAATATCTTTTGAATGTCTTCTTTAATCCCTGCGCCATCTTGAAAAGCTACTTTTGGGCGGTAAAGAATTTCTTTATCTATTATACTTAATGAAAACGCCGCTGACAAAATATTTTTCAGATTTTTCCCATCTCTTATTATTTCAACTGGTAGCGACAGCAAAAACCGGACTAAATTTTTATTTAAAAATGGCAACCGGCTTTCTACTCCAAAATGCATAAATATTTTATTGGTTCTCGGGAAGTTTTTCTTTTCTTGAGAAGAAAAAAGCTCTTTTCTGTATTGATGAAAATCCTGTTTTTTTAATTGGTGATAGCTGAATGCATAGCTCGCGAGCAATTCATCAGCACCCTCGCCGGAAAAAACTACTTTGAAACCATCTTCGCTAATTTTTTTTGCTAACCAATAACAGATCCAGCCAATCTCGATTTGCGCTTTATACGGCATTTCAATAATGTCAATTATTTTACTAAGGTCTCCCCTTATTGGCCGGGGGATTTTCACTTCGACCAGTTTAATACTCAGGGTATCCGCCAGTTTCCTTGCATATTTAAGATCGTTCGATTTTTCATTATATACCGCGGTATACGCGGTGATATCAGGAGTTGTCAGTGAAAGTAAATATGTAATAATCGAACTGTCAATACCGCCAGAAAGCAATGTACAGACCGGTACATCCGAAATGGTTCTTTCCAACACAGACTTTTCTAAAAAGGTACGAACCTTTTTCGACGAAGCATCAACATTAAGCGAGCTTTTTGTAATTGGAACCTCGTAAAAAGGCGCTGCTGAATACCCTTTTGCGGTAATTTTTAAAATAGATCCTGGTGGGGCATTCATCGAAAGGGCAATAGGAGCACCAATTTGCTTCAAAACTTTTAATTCAGAACAAAACTGAAATGGATATTTTGGAATAAAATGAAGCGGGATTTCTCCAAAAATATCCCTCGCCAAATAGAATCCATCTTCTCCAGCTACGCACCAGGCAACAGCAAACATACCACCTAGCCGCTCAATTCCCTTTGCCCCAAATTTATCTATTATGGCCGCAACAACTTCGGTGTCGGAATCGGTGTTGAATATCACTCCAGCTTGCTGAAGTTCTGTTTTTAATTCGCGGTAGTTCCAGATTTCTCCGTTGAACGAAATTGTTACCGATCCAAAGGTAAACGGCTGATTCCCTCGTTCGGAAAGATCAATTATTGATAATCTTGTATGGCCAAAAATTACAGTATCGTTCGAAAATATTCCTTCTGAATCTGGCCCCCGATGTCGTAGCAGTTTAACCGCACGTCGAATATCTATAGCAGATTTCGGCCCACAATTAAACTGCCCGACGATGCCACACATTATATTTTACTCAGAATAGTGTTATAAATATGTTCTGCGACCACTTTCATCATTAACGGTGGCACCGCCCTCCCAAGGCGCTCCCATTTTTTTATAAAATTGCCGTGGAGAATATAGTCGTCAGGGAAAGACATAATACGCAGGCATTCTTGCAGTGAAATGAAACGAAGTTCGTCAAAATGCATATAACTCTTAACGCGACTTGCTAAAATTGTGGGGGACGGTAGATCCTTATGCAGCCGATGAAAATTATACCCGTGGCCCTTTGGATGTATATCGCCAATAGATTGGCCTGGCTGCAGCTTTCGGAACCAATCACCATAGGTTCCGCCAGGTATTGTTAAATATGAGAGATTTTCTTCGTCCCAAATAATCGGGTCGATATTTCGAAATGCAGAACTGGCACTAATCCATTTTTCAACAGTCCTTTTGGGAAACGAAGGAGAAATACCAAGATCATCACGAACTCCAATTATAATAAGGCGCTCTCTTGTCTGTGGAACACCGTAATCTGCCGAATTCAAAATTTTCCAGCGGACTTTATACCCCGCTTTTTTAAATTCGGAAAGTATCGATACACTTTTGTTTAGGCCAAATCCAGAATTAACTCCGCCGAGAATAGCTTTCGCCGCACCAATTGATAACCCTTTGACATTTTCCGAAATAAAGACTTTCGGGCGAACTTCACGCAAAATCCGCACAAATTCAAAAAATAAGTCGTCGACACGTTGATTTGTATCGCTATATTTTTTTACTTTTCCCCACGCCTTCTCGCGTTTGCCAGACATACTGAATGATGCACATGGCGGGCTTCCATCCAATATATCCAAGTCGCCTGGTTTGATTCTCAGGCGACGGCATATCATATTCCCAGTTAATTCTCGAATATCTCCGGGGAATATAAATGTATTCGGATAATTAGCCCGGTACGTATCAACTGCCGATGGGATAAATTCGTTGATAGCGAGAATCTTCCCTCCTGCTAGGCGGTAACCAGTTGAAGACCCGCCACCGCCAGCAAAGGTAGAAACGACGGTGAAAAGCCCTTTCTTTTCACCGTCGTAAACATCTTTTATTGAATAAGGGATCGAAATCATTTCTTGATCTTCATGATTCCATTTTTATCCTTCTCGACAACCGTTCCGGTGCGTTCGGCGGTTTCCTTAATCGCAAATCCTACCTGGCCTTTGAACTCTTTCACAAGATCGTCATGGCTCGCTTTCCCGGTTGCGATCTTGTCCATCACCTGTGATTTCTTACAGCCTGGACGGAATCCCCATTTGTCCTTTTCGTGGATGATGCCACCCTTCTTGGCCTTGGGAGTCCCACTTGCCTTGGTAGCAGCCTTGCCGGCCTTCTTGGCAACCGGCTTTGCAACGCCCAGCATCTTCAGGGTGGCCCAGGCGGCATCGGTCAGCTTTCCGGCATCGGAGGCGTCAAGGGTTCCTGCCGCTTCGGTGATGCTGTGGATGATTTCCAGGTCGGGAATGCCATCGACCTCGATCTCGACCATGCCTTCGATACCATTCAGTTCGCCGGCCAGGGCGGTCAGTTCTTCCAGGGTCGGCTCGGCGGCCTTAGCGGCAGGTTTCTTGGTGGTCTTAGCCGGGGCTTTCTTGGCGGCAGGCTTGGCCTTCTCCTTGGCCTTGGCAGCCGGCAGATCGGCGCCGATGGCTTCCAGGGTATCATGGGTTTCGGCGCCGATATCGTCCTCGACGTCCAGCAGCCCGGCGGCGGTAAGCAGCCCTTCCTTAAGCGCGTCCGGCTTGGCCTTGACGTCGATCTGCGGGTTCAGGTCCAGCAGAGTGTTGAGTTCCTTGGCCGCATTGACCAGTTCGCCACGCTTGACTTCTTTCTTGTCTGCCATTTTAATTCTCCTTCGTTCTGGTTTTGATTTTTGGCCATCCGGCCTGATTGACAAATCCAGAATATTAGATTGCAAAACGAAAAGCTACAATTATTTTGCTGGATCCCAAATTTTTATTTGCTCTAGCTGGCTACCCCGGGATTTAACGGCCGGGACAGCCAAAACAACAAATAAATTAGTCCTGTTTTCTGTAGGGATTACTTTTTACAAACTCATAGTCGGCTTTAACAACCCCGGCGCATAATTTACCTCCTTTGGCCAAATGCCTATTTGGTTATATGATTTGCTATAACCTATTATACTCAGCCGCCCCGATTTTCAGAAAATTATTTTTTAAAAACTCCCTAAATGCGGCCGTCCAATCTCCAACCGCTGAAGAACAGTAGCAAATTTCTTCCCTCGCGCCCCTTCCCGGACCATCAATTGATTGATCCGAAATAACCCGATTTCCGCTTCCGAATCAGTTTGATTCAGCCCGAAAAACGCTGTAGCGTGGGCATATTGGCGCTTGTCTTCACTAAAATTGTCCAGTTCGAGCCATTCCTTTTTGTACGCATCGGCGTCGGCTTGAGTTACAACCACGACTAGACAATGCCATTTATGGGCAATGGCCCGCAGCTTCTTCCAAATTGAATTCTTCCGGTGGCGTTGATCCAGGCGCTTGTCTTCCTCGTTGACGTCCATAATATCCGGGTAATCCACCAGTACTACATCGGGCAAAAATCCCTGAGACTTCCAGATTTCAAGCTGCTGCTCTAGCATCCGGGGGGATAACGTATCGGCCGGATATTCAGCAAAGTTCCAACCCCCACCCCGAACCCTTTTGACAAATTGCCGTTCTGCCTCATACCCTTCTTTCCAGGTCAGAGGCTGGCATTTCTCCCGGATTTTGAGCCAAGCTGCTCCGATGAAATCGGCTTCGCCTTGACATTTACGGCAAGTTATATGGCCGGGGAACTCGTAGAAAATTGGCTTCAAAATTTCCGCAATCGGATTCTTTTTGTCCCAATGTTTCAGCCTGGTCTTCCCAGCCATCGGCGCCATACCTGGCCCATGCTGGCAGTCCCCATTCTGGTTTTTCCAACAATCAGCAACCGGGACGATTAAATCGCCACAATATTTGATCTTGTCGCTCCTTCTCGACAAATAGATATATTTCCGCAGTTCCATAGCCGATTTCGACATATCACCGGCAGCAAAAAACGCAACCTTTCGGCTGTTGCGCTGGGCCTGAAATGCAATATCCATCAAAATCCAAGTCTTACCGATTTTTTCCTGACCGAGAAATGCAACAAAACCGCCCCGGACCATATGCTCGTTCAAGAGTTCACCCAGCTTGCCGGAATATTCAACAATCGGCTCAGGGACATCTTCGAATATTTTTCTGGTTCGTTCAGGATCGTCCGCAAAAAAGTCGGGGTTAGCCTGAACCATCTTATCGGGAGCCAAGAACCCGCCAATCTTAGCGCAGGCCGAACGGTAATCGCCCCGGAGGGCGTCCACCTTGATTTCATCCGCAAGCAGGATTACGGCTCGTTCTGCGAAGTATTTGATTGCTTCGTCGGTCAGGACTCCGACGTTGATCTGATTTTCTGCGAAATCATCAGACAAATCTTGCAAAATATCTTCAATGTCTTCCTGCTGGTCGCTGTCCAGCAACCCACGCCGGGCATAAGCGGAATAGACCAATTGAATGTCCTGGTTCGGTGCGGCGTTGTGTTTTCTGAAATGCCTGATGCACCAACCGCAGATCGTCTTTGCTGCCTGGGATTGCAGCAATTCGGGCCGGTAGATATGGTCGACTTCGCGTAAAAAATCGGCAGATGCAATCATGCCGATAGTGATATTCCGCTCTATATAATCATTTGGCATTTGCGACCTTATAACAACTCTTTGCAGTTCGTTCGAGCGCGTCGGTAAATCCGCAAGGTGCGCCAAGGTTTTCCGTTGACCGTTATTCGGTAATTATTGCTCCGGGTTCCAGGGTAGAATACCAGAGTATTGGGTTTCCCGCGTCTCAGCTTAGCGTTATGCTGAACAATAGCATCCCGGTTTTCCGTCATGGAACGGGCAGCCACATTCATCGCAGAAAGCAGCAAAAGACGGATACTTGTCGATATTCGCAGGAATGATCTTCCAGTTTGGCTTACTGCCAAGCTTGCTCTGGTTTTCAAAAATTCCCCCTTTTTTTAGCTTTGTCTGCATCATTTCTTTACTCGTCATCACTGTACCTCAATAGTTTGTGTTCCCAGAGGATTGCCAAAATATCATCCATAAATTCAAGATCCCTGGCAACCTCGTTTCCGTTTCTCTTCTCATATTCGTCGCGGATCGCCAGGACATCATCCGGTTCAAAACACCACCCGCACATCATGTCTTTTTCTTTTGATAGCCTTAATTTCATTTTCTCTCCTCTTCCCCAAATGGCCTACTCACACATGGCCCCGGTCCACGGCGGATGTGCTCTCATATGCTTTCGGCCATAATGTAAAAAGGCGGGGTGGCCTGCGTCTTTTCGCAGTAATCAAGAGCAACCAAGATTAGGTACCGCCACCCCATAAATTTAAAATCGCATAACCAGCGCATTAAGTCGGATTGCCGAAACTGCCCGGCAACCGCTTATGCTGGTCGTTAGAGCGCATGCTCACGTTCCAGCATTTCAGGCTTCTCGCCATCGTCCAGCGGCATCAGCCAGTTGGCTTGCGCAAACCAACTCACACCGGGCGGCACCGGGCACGGGTGTCGCGGGAAAAGCACTTCGTAGTCGCCTTCATCGTCCAGCGGCCCGACGATCTCGCCTACAGCGCCCAGGGGTGGCATGCACCCGTCAGCGCCAATCAGCATCACAAGCTGTCCAACCTTCATAGCGTTTCTCCAAAAATGCGCTCTAACCCCGCCAATCGAGCGGACGCCATAAAGCGGGCGCCGCTCATCGGCAACGTTATAATTCGGTAGCAACCAACCTATATTTTGGTTTGCCATTTTCGGTAATCACAACAGGTTCACCAGCTGTCAGGCAGTGTTTGGCTACAGCGGCGCAAGCCTCTCCTGTCACATCTGTTTTGTTTGACAACCATGTTCTGCCGTCCTTGGCCACATGCCCGCAGAATATCCTATTTGTCAATGGTGATGGTGCTACGTGTAGTTGTTTCATGTCTCCACCTTTTTAAAATTATAACAATCGCATTAACGCAGACGGCGGCTCCGCTGAACTTATCGTTAAACTGCCCGAGCATTCCACCGTTGGGCAACAAACAACCTTACAAACTCAAGCGTTTCGTCATCCATGCACCCGGTGGAAAAATCAAACTCGCCGCATACCCCGCATTGTATGCGGTGGCACCCTGGCCCTTTTGGATCACCGCAGTCACACCATTCCACTCCACCACCACAAAAAGGGCAGTTTAACAAAACGTTAGAGTTCGACGGTAAACCCGCCGCGTTTGTTGGCTCCTGGCCAGTATGTTCTTTCGCTAAATTCGTCATTCCATCCGTCTCCGTGTTGGGTTTCCGCGTCTCAACTCAATCGTTAGCGAGATGCTCTTTCGTACGCCCTTAACGGCCGGGTCACAAGCAAGTCAAGGCGCAGGTTTTGAATTAAATTGGCCACATCTCCAGCCACTTCTGCGGCATACGTCAGGTCGCCGGTCTCTTCCATGCGCTTCGCCACGCGGTCAAACTTGGTGGCATAACCGTTAAGCGTTTTTGACATTGTCTTTATCAGGGTAACGGTTTCTTGCGTTTCCATATCACTCCTTTAAATCGCTAACAATAAAATTAAGCAGACGCCGAGAACGTCCGCGCTACTGCTGCACCATCAAGGGCGGCGCAGCTTATTTAAGCCGTTACCCTGCCAGGGGAGGCCGGAGTTTATGCACTTTAATCAGTGCCTCTTCTAGCATCGTCCCTCGGGGGTCGTCTTGTGCGTCCAGCCAATCCCAAACCCATTCGGTCAGCCGCACACCCTTGGTCAATTTTTTAAAGCCTGGGGGGCGGGTTGGTCGCCCGCTCCCCGGCTGAACTCCGCCTCGGCTCATTTCGCGACCAGGTACTTGCGGAGTGCGGCGGCTTTCATTTCTTCAAGGCTCCCGACATAAAAACCGTCAACGATAACTTCGGCGACACAAGTTCCAAACTCGGTGGCGTCAGCGAGTGTCTCGTGGATGTCGCCATCGTTGTCGATGTAGTAGCTGGTGGTGTTATTCTGGTCGGTTGCGGCGTTGATGGTCTTCATGGCTTTCTCCTCGGTTTTGGTTTCGGGCTGTATTGCCCCTCTCTTGATTATAGTTATACCAAAACCTTTTCCGGGCTGTAAAGAAAAAAGTTTAACCTAAATCATTTTATTTTGTACCCGGCCAGGGTAACAAAATTATCAAGCAGACCAGAAGAAAGGCTGTCCAAGGTCTGCACGCTCAGGGGCTGGCAGCTTATAAAAGCCGTTGGGCTGCAAAAACTATTTCAAATACTCGGGCTTTACCTGTTGGTGAATTGTCTTAATCACCATGTCTCCGTAGAAAAAAGCGTAGCTGGTAGTCTTCGCCAGCCAGTAACAGCCGTAAATAACGCCACCGGCCAGCGTCAAGCCACCGACAAATACAGCAATTATCCCAACACTTTTAAATAAATTCTTCATCAAATTCCCTCCAAGTATAGTTTTTACACTCCAACAAAACATTGTACGCGGACGGGCAACAAGCCCGGTTGCGCTATTCGCGGCAGGTTCTTAGGCCCGCCGGTAAATTGTGGTCGTTATGCAATAAAAAGATCATCGTGCAAATCTTTCCAGCATAATATCCAAAATGGCACGTATTCGCTTTTTATGTTTGGGCATTTATTGGCACTTTTCAGTTGGTTGTCCGTGAGTTCGTGGCTTTCCCCGGTGTAAACTCCGCCCGAGGTAGTCAAAATCCTGGTCCCCTTGGGCAACGGTTTATTGTCTGCGAGTAGGTTGTATATCTCAAGCTTCATGGGCCTTCTCCGTAATATTAACAGCATAACAATAAAATTCATCGGATGCCGAGAATGTCTGTGGCCCTACCGGGAACAACTCCCAGGCGGCACCGCTGATTATCGGCGCCGATCCTTCCCGGTCATCTCAACCAGGCGGCACCAACCAAATATCCGACTAGTCAATCTATTGTCCCCAAGCCTATTCGTCAAATCCAGCAAATTCAAATTTGACGTGATTATTGTCGTTTTATTGTACTCAAAACGATGAGATAAAATTAAATAAAGCGTGGATGCCACCCAATCAGTGATCTTTTCAACCCCGATGTCGTCTAACACCAACAGGTCGATCCGTTGATAATATTCGACCAAATCTGTTGAGGTGGATTTCGTTGGCCCGGAGTAGGTTTTGCGGATGTCGTGCAAAAGTTGGGGGCAGGAGATAAACCGGCAATCTTTTGCTAAGCCAGGGCACTGAGATATTGCAGAGAGCAAAATTTCTGCGGCCTTGAAGGTTTTCCCACATCCAACAGGACCGAAGATAAAAAGCGATTCCGATGCGAATTCTTCAACCTTTCCCGATTCCTCAACGGCATTTGCTGTCCGGGGTGGAACCCCGCAACCCTCAAGATGAGCGGATGACGGAATGGCGTCGAAAGAAAGTTTATCCGCACATGGCTGACAAAATTTCATGTCTGACGCAACCTGCCGGCCGCAAGATCCGCAGCCTTTTGTCTTCGGGGCGGCTTCTTCTTCCTGGCATCGTTGGCAAAGTTCAACGACCGATCCGGGAGGGCATGTTGCGCCACATTCCAGGCAGGTCAAGCGGCCGCTGAACTTAATATTTGTAGCCATCGTAGTTTTCCCTCAAGAAATCTTTGATCTCGTCTGGAATATTGGGGTCATTAGCATTATACTCTTTGCCGTCCATATTCCAGGTAAATATTTTCGGACAGGGTTGCTTTTTGAGCAAAGGGGAGGGGTTTTGTTTTTCTTGTTTGATTTTTTGGACAGCGGCCCAACCAGCGTCGATATCGGCGGCCGAGTTCAGCCAACGAAGTTTATTTAGCCACGTAGCCGGGAGGGGGATATTAGATTGATCAGATTGCCATTGCTTGGTTTTGGATTGTTCATAAATTGCCCGGCGGATAGTTTTCCATTCCGGGCGGTTTGGATTTTTGGAATTGCATAATTTATTCCATGCCCGGAGGGCGTCCCCTTTTGAATTCTTCCGGGGGTAGATTTTCCAGAAGTTTTCAAAAAGTTTCCCGGTAACAAACAAAGATTTATTTATTTCTTTTTTTTGTTTAATATTTAATTGATTACTCCCCATCTCTTGGGGAACCCCTCCCCCATCTCTTGGGGAACCCTCCCCCATCTCTTGGGGTACCCCATCTCTTGGGGGAGGGGGGTCATTTAATGCTGGGTGACCAGTTTTTATCGCTTCCACTTCTGGCACTGTTGCAAAATATTTATTTGATGTATAGCTCCCGGAATCGTTCAGGCGCCGTTTTGCAACAATCCACCCTGACTGTTTGAGATTATCCATGTGGTTCGAAACAGAATTGACTGAACAACCCATCATTTTAGCCAGGGTGCTGGTTGAGGGCGTCGCCCAGTCTTTTCCATCCCACATGAATTCAGCGAGGCAAACAACTAATAGTTTTGATAATGGGGACAAATCTGAATGAAGCGCGGCCCGCCTCCAATTGAAGGCCGGGTAAATCTTTCCTGACACATCAACATCATCTTGTTCTGACATTTTCAGAACCTCCATAGTTGTCAGGGCTATTATCCCCTGAAGGTTATTTGATGGAAGTCGGGTTGGCAACTATTCCAACCCTCCCCGGCGCCAACCGCTCTTGATGATCAGTCAAGAGTCCAATAAGCAATATAATTTACCGGGTCAGAAATTAAAAGAAAAATTTTTAATCAGCTTCCCGATGCCGATAATGTGTCAGGTCAGGGTCAATTTCCCGGCTTGCAACTTCCCGGTCAACCCGCTGCGAAACAGCAACCCAATCGTCAATTGGCGGGAACTGATGAACGACAACGATGTTTGAATCAGATGATTTGATTGCGAGGAATAGTAATGTCAGCAACACTGCGGAAACCAACCTATGCAAAAAATAGAATAATTTGGTCATCTCGGCCCCTCCAGTTATCTTTTAAACCCCAAATCCCGCATTAATGAATCGGCATCTGCCTGTTTCATATCTCCAGGGTCAACTTCCGTCCCCGGCAGGACTATAACTTCAATCCCCCTGAATCCCAACTCTGCCCGGATCTTGCCGGCCGCATCTTGTCCGGCTTGGTCAGGGTCGAACAAGACAAATATCCGCTTCCGCCACTTCGCCATCACCCGAATCTGAGGCAATTTGAATTTAACCCCAAAGCAGCAAATTGCCCCCTCGCCCAGCTTCCAAACATCTGTTACGCCTTCAACCAGCACGGCCATATCTCCAGGCGCCCGGCCATACAGAATCCGCTTATGCTCAATCAGCTCCCGCTCTTTCGGGCAGGCCATATATTTGAGTTTGTGTCTCCCGGTCACGTCCCGGCCCTGGAATGATACCGTTTTGCCCTCCCACTCAATCGGGATCATTACCCGGTGCTTGTAGTCGATGATCTTGCCGCCTGTTTCCAGTGGTGCAAGTGGGCCAGTCGAAAATATTCCCCATTCGGCCACCAGCTTTTCCGGGTCAAATCCCCGGCGCTCCAAATAAGCGGCATGATGGCGAAGCAGTGGGGATATTCCGCCTGGATATTTAAAAGCCTTCTTGCGGACGTTCGTCTTGCTCTCTACGGGTAGATAAGAGGCCGAGCTACCCTTCCCCCCATATTCCCGGAAAATCTCGCTTAGATCGTGTTCTGGGACGTTCAGGAGTTTAGAAAGCGTTTCCTTGACCGGATGGGCACCACAACGCCAGCAGACGAACCGTCCGGCGAACTGGCCGGAGATAGAATATCCAAGGTGAAAACCCGGATTGCCTTGACAGTAGCAGCAGGGCACCCCGACCCACCCGGCCCGGACGTGCTTGTGACCTTCCAGCTTGTATGGGATGTGGCGATCTTGGTATAGACGGATGATGTCAATCATTTTATCGACACATTGCATGGGTACGACTTGACCCATACAGCATCCATCGCAGCCAGAATTTTTTCAAGTGCTGCTGTCTGGCCAATTGATTTTCTGGCCGTGACTCCATCGGGATAATGTCCCGGCGGGAAAATTACGGTGAAATAATATTTGCACTCTCGAAAATCAGCGCACATGCAGTGGTTTTTTACTTTTTCTTTTGAATTCTTAAGATCACCGATATTATCTCGGATGGTTTTCATTTTGTCAATCATCATCTGTCAACCTCCTTCTTCCAGCGGATTTTGACCCCACATCGCGGACAAAAATCATACCACGAAGCCAAATCTTGCTCGTCACAATTTGTACACTGATACCAATCCGTGTAAACCTCGTCCGGCCCGATAAGCTGATTATTACCGATAATGACAAATTTTTTGGCTTTCATCCCACCAACCTCCTCCCAAAATTGATTACCGCCATATCCACAAAAGCTGATTTGTTCGGCTGTCCGGCCAATATCTCCACCGCTTCCGGTGATAGGCAAATGCTGATCGTCTTTTTCTTTTTGCCCGGGGGCTTCGGCTTCGCCCCTGAGCCTTCCCGCTTCCCGCCTTGGTTGGTCATGATTGACAGTCCCCATAGCAGTAGGAGTGGCATTTTGGGCAGTATCCGGAGTGTTGCGCGTTCCGGCGATCTTGCTCGGCAAGCTCTACGCGCTCAAAGTTGATTTCGGTGGCCGCGGCTTCCTCGACGCTCAGCGGGGCGGGTTGCTCAACTGCTTTTGGCTCTTCGGTTGCGGTGACCTCACCGTCAAACCCGCCGCACCACATGCAGTTGATGTATGCCTTGACCATTCCCATTTCGGCCATTTTGGCCCGTGCTGCGGCCATGTAGTCAATGCCGTTACCGGTGTTTTCCACAACCACATCAACCCCTGGGGTTTTTGTGGCGTAGTCTTGCCAAGCGTAGCCAAGAGCTTTCCGAGGGTCGCCGCTGTAGTCGCTGGGGATGATGTTGATTACGTTCATTTTATTTCTCCTTGGGTTTGCGGTTAGCTTTCTTGCTTCCCTTTGATTTCATTATATAGGATTTTCAAAAAAAGAAAAGAAAATAATGCACAACCACGAAATTATTTTTCGTACCCCTTGAATATCTCCGCCCGGATATCCGCAGTCCGCTGCAAAACCCCAACCGGGTCAACAAAATCATACACCATCGGGGTCTTGCCCTCTGCCGGCCGCAAGATCCGCCCGATCACCTGGATCAGCCGTCCTTTGGCCTTGATTGGCGTGGTCAGGAACAGCGAATCCAAGCCGGGGCAATCAAACCCCTCCCCGATCAGCTGGACGGTGGCAATCAAAATATCCAGCCGCCCCGCCCTGACATCGGCCACAACCCTATCTCGCTGCCCAGAATCCAACTGGCCAACCAGCAGCTTAACCCGGATGGATGACCGCTCTTCCCTCAGCAACGCGGCCAGCTTCCGACAATGGCCAACCCGGTCAGACACCACCAGTGCAATCCCGTCCTGCTCAGTTACGGTTTTCAAAACCCTATCGACGATCAATTGATTTCTAGCCCCGGAACCAACCAGAGCTTTGATTAGTGATTGGTAGTCTCCCCGATAAAAATAGCTGAACCGCGTGGGTATTTGGACAAATTCAGGTCGTAAAACAGCCCCGGACTTATGCAATTGCTCGGTATCTACACGGTGGACGATTGGGCCGATGTAAAACTCAATCAGCTTCGACAGGCCATCGTGGCGGAAGGCCGTGGCGGATAATCCCAATAAATATTTGCAATCAAACGCGGTTACGACCTCGGTGAACATGCTGGCTGGCACTCGGTGGGCCTCGTCAACTATCACCTGGCCAAAATGTTTGGGTAGTTCATCCAGCCGATTTTTCGCGGAATTGATAATTGCAACCGTTACCGGCCGGATTTCGTCACGGCCATCCCCGATCAACCCAGCCTGGATGCCCAAGAACGCCTCAATTCGCTCGGCCCACTGATAAAGCAGCTCTTTCGAGTGGACAAAAATGATCGTCGGTTGCCCTCGCATAGCAATGACGGCCAGGCCGATAACCGTTTTCCCTGATCCTGTTCCGGATTCCAGCACCGCCTCGTCATGCTGGCGAATGGCCCTGACAGCGTTTCGCTGATATGGCCGGAGCATCCCGGAAAAGTTAAAATTCACCGGCTCGCACAATTTTCGGTCATCAATCGTTTTTGCATCCGGGCATAACTCCAAAACCCTGGACAAAAACCCATGTGGAAAAACAATTCCGTCACCCATTTTCCCAAAACAACAAATTTCCGGCAGCAAGTCCGGCCCAATCCAGCGGCCAAAGCGCAGGGCTTCAGCGTGTTTGGGATTTGGGACAGTCAATTCTTTTTTGATTTGGGCGATTAAATCCGGCTGGACATTTTGCAAATGGCATTTTTTGCCGATGATTAGCCGGGGTGGGCCGGTAATTTCCGTTTTTTGGGCGGATTGGGGTTTGACCTTCCCAATTCCTGGCAGGTTGTATTTGGGCAAAAGCCTGGCGGCCGCTGCCAATTGCCCATCCGATAATTTACCGGATTTTTGATATTCGGCGGTCAGGACGGCAAGCAACATCCGATCCGGCAAATGATAATCGCCGGTAGATTTGAGGTGGAGCAACCCGGCATATATTTGGTCAGCGTTCATCGATTTTGGCCAGCTGTACGATTATTTGCGTTATGGCATTAACGCATCCGTCTAATTTTTTCTCCAGATTTTGTAATCGCCTTTCATGGTCTTGGGCAATAAGTATTTGTTTTGGCGTTTTCTTCTTCCCGGCGTATGGGTAATCTTGCAAATTATGATGGTCAACCCAAATTCTGTCTTTCATTTCTCGCACCTCAAAAAATTCCCTTGATCTCGGCAAACGCATCCCTAACCGTCCTCTCTGACCAGCGCCCGGACAGATGTTTGACAATCGCCCGTTTAATTTCCGATGCGCTACAATCCGGGGCGATCCCCAATATCTCCGTAGGCCCGCCAAAGATAATCGCGCAAACCTCTTTCGCCTCCTGGCCCAGCTTGGCCACGGAATCCTTAAACTCGACCGCCCTGGATGGATTTGCAAACGATCCGGGCAACTCAACATCCGAATCAATCGGGCAATGCCGAAATTCCTTTTTGCCAAAATCCACCAGGGCGTTGACCACACATCGGTAGATCATCGTGGACGGCCTGCCCTTCTCCGGGCGCCACGCCGCTGCCGCTTCGCACAATCCCTCGTAGGCGACCGATTTCAGCTCGTCCATGTTAATCCCGGACTTTTTGTGGAATTGCCAAGCGAGTTGGTGGGCTTGGTCGATGTATTTGGCCATAATAAGTTTGGATGGATATTTGTTGCGGGTCATTTTATTATCTCGGTGAAAATATTTTTGATAGCATCCCACGCAGCATCCCACGCAGCATCCCACGCAGCAGCCCCCGCAGCATCCCCCGCAGCAGCCCCCGCAGCATCCCTCGCAGCAGCCCTCGCAGCATCCCCCGCAGCATCCCTCGCAGCATCCCACGCAGCATCCCACGCAGCATCCCTCGCAGCAGCCCTCGCAGCATCCCCCGCAGCATCCCTCGCAGCATCCCACGCAGCATCTAGCTCTTTTTGTGTTTTTCCCCCTTTAACAAACAACTCTGCGGTCACAACCGCTTCTTGGCTTCTGGGGTCAGCCAGTAAATCCCAGACTTTCCGACCGTCGGCAAGCGGGGTTTCGCGGATAACCCGGCAAATGAATGTCCGCCAGATATTATCCAACTCCGGCTCTGCCTGGCAACACCAAAGGACATCATCCAGCCCATTTGATATCAGGATTGTCAAGAACGGCAGCGGTTCGTTGTCAGCCTTCGTCTTCCCGAGGAATTTCAGAAGTTTTTCCCACCCGTCTTTGCATGGGGAATGGGCCTTAATTCGGTTGAGTGTGGTGGTAATCATTGTCGTGTCTCCTTAGTCCAAAAGGTCAAAAAAGTAATCTGGCTCTAATCCAAAATCTTCCGAAAGCACCTCTTCCGGGTCATCAGCGGCCCGCCCACACGCTTCCAACACCGCCGAGTCAGGCCAGTATCCCCGCATTTCAGCAACCAGGCTTGTTACCTCGGTAGCCGTCGGGCATTGCTTTTTTGTCACCGCCACCCGGTCAGGAGCATCCGGCCCACCAAAATTAGCAACCGTTACCCTCACGTAGGTGTCAATCGCTTCCAGTGTCAAACTTCCGAGTCTGTATTTCATGGCCTACTCCCTTTGGCTTTGGTTGGTGGGGTTCCGATTTCCTCAACCCCGTTAAAAACATATTAATTTATTCAAAATAAAAAGGAAACCATTTTTCTATTAATTTTCTAATAATTTATAAAAAACTCACTTTCCCCTTTATTTTCCCCGCCCCACCCCATATAAAACCCATAGGAGGAACACAGATGGTCAGACAATCAAAGCCAGGACAAATCAAATCCCCGGCAATCAAACCCAAGATCAAGTTGCCGAAAAAACCTAAGCGGGAACCGTTGAGATTGCACGATGGCAGGGTCTTGCAAAACAAAGTGGGTTGCCCCCCTGTATATCATCCGGTAGATACTCCGGTCCTGGCCCGCAATATGATGCTGCTTGCAAATTGTACCGACGAAAGATTAGCGGATTTGCTGGGTATTACTGTTGAATGTATCTATAAGTGGTGTAACGAGTATCCAGAATTCATTCAGGCCATCAATGATGGCCGCGACCGTGCTGACGCCCAAGTGGTGCGGAGTTTGTTCCAGCGGGCCGTCGGATATACCCATGATGATGTCCATGTTTCATCCTTTCAAGGGGAGGTGACGCTGACCCCAATCAAGAAGCACTACCCGCCTGATGTCGGCGCAATCCAAATGTATCTGGCTAATCGGACCAGACGCCGACCGGAAGAAGAAAGGTGGCGGGTCAATCAAAATATCGAACTGACCGGCAGAGACGGCAAAGCCCTCCAGCAGACCACGATCAACCAATGCATAATCATCCTCCCGCAAAAGCAAATGGCGGATCAGCTAGACAATCAACAGGTAATTGACATCTGATGGGCCAGGCCGAGCAAATACAGGAGCCAACCAGGATCAGCCCCCAGCCCGGCCCGCAAACCCAATTTTTGGAATGTGATGCCGATGTGGTATTTTATGGCGGTTCTGCCGGTGGCGGCAAATCGTTTGCTCTGTTGCTCGATCCGCTATATCATTATAACAACCCATTGTTTGGCGCCGTAATCTTTCGCCGAACCATGAAGCAAGTCACAAACGAGGGTGGGTTGTGGGACACCGCTACTGAGCTGTATGTACCGATTAATGGTACCCCGATCCAATCCCCGACATACCATTTCACATTTCCGTCCGGGATGCAGGTTTCGTTTGCCCATATGGAGCACGAGAAAAACCGGCTGGATTGGCAGGGTTCGCAAATACCGTGGATTGGATTTGACGAACTGACGCATTTCACCTGGAAGCAGTTCAGCTATATGTTTTCCCGCAATCGTTCTGGTTCGGGTGCTGCCGGGAAAATTCGTGGAACATGCAACCCTGACCCTGACAGCTGGGTCCGCAAATTCATCGACTGGTATATCGGGGCTGACGGGTATGCTATCCCGGAGCGTTCGGGGGTTGTTCGCTGGCTGATTGTTGAAGGGGACGAAATTGTCTGGGCAAACAGTAGACGGGAGTTGCTGGAGCTGTATCCCGGCAGGACAGACGGCGTTGATATTTTTCCAACTTCATTTACTTTTATCCGCTCGTCAGTCTACGACAACAAAATCCTGCTCAAAAAAGATCCACGGTATTTGGCCAACCTTCATGCCCTGAGCCGGGTTGAAAAAGCCCAGCTTTTGGATGGCAACTGGAACGTCAGACCGTCCGCAGGTGAATTCTTCAACCGCAACGACTTCGAAATCGTCTCTGCTGTCCCCGCCGGTGCTAAAAGGGTCAGGGCATGGGATCTCGCCGGGACTGACCGGGACGCAGACGACAAAAAGAATCGCAAAGACGGCGGCCCGGCATATACCGCTGGGGTCAAAATGGCTAAGGTTGGCGGCATCTACTACATTGAGGATGTCAATCGTTTTCAAATTGATGCCAGCCGGGTGATTTCGTCCATCCGAAACATTGCCAGTCTGGACGGGGTAAAAGTATCTATTCGCCTCCCACAAGACCCTGGCCAAGCTGGCAAGTCGCAAGTCAAAGCGTTTATCAAAGAGCTGGCCGGGTATGTGGTCAAATCACTGCCGGTCACCGGGTCAAAGATCGCCAGGGCAACCCCAATGTCCGCCCAAGCACAGGCCGGGAACGTCAAGTTAGTTAGGGGTGCCTGGAATGAGGCGTTTTTGATCGAAGCTGAGAATTTCCCGGAGGGGACATATAAAGACCAGATTGACGCAGCTGCGGATGCATTTGACGAGCTGACCAACATCAAGCGGGTTGGCGTTTGGGGAACCCAGCCGGACGAATGGACCAACAGGGGGCGCAGATGAAAGTCGCAGTTATCCCGGCTAGATTCGATTCGTCTCGTTTTCCGGGGAAACCGCTGGCCCTCATTGCGGGCAAACCGATGGTCATCCGGGTTTGGGAACAGGCCATAAAAATTCCTGGCGTTGATTTGGTGGCTGTGGCTACTGATGATGGTTTGATTGCCAATGCGGTTAGAGATGCTGGTGGAATCGCTTGGATGACAGGGGAACATCAATCTGGGACCGACCGCATTGCAGAAGCCTGCTCTCTTATGCCAGCCGACGCGATTGTCTTGAACGTACAGGGCGATTTACCGTTTTTCCGGCCTGAGGTAGGGGCAGAACTTATCCGGGCCTTAGAGAGCGATCCTGGAGCTGATATCGCTACCCCGGTCATTGCCGTAAAGGACGATATTGTTCCGACTAGTAAAAATGCGGTTAAGGCGGTCTTCGGGTCTAGCGGAAATGCACTCTATTTCAGCCGGGCGGTTATCCCGTTTGTCCGGGAAATTACAGATGGTCCGCTCTGGTATCGCCATATCGGGGTTTATTGCTATCGCAATTCGGCATTGCAGAGATTCGCCAAGTTGCCGCAATCCCGGCTTGAGAAAATTGAGTGTTTGGAACAACTCCGGGCGCTGGAAAACGGGATGAAGATCAAATGCGTCGTTGTAGACAAAGATTGCGGGCCTGAAATTAACTGCCCGAATGATTTGAAAAGACTACAGGAGGAACAAAATGGAATTGCTGCATGTTGATGACGATGGTGGGAGAGGGGCATATTTCCCGCGTTTCCCGAGGGAGGTCCAGCAGGTTTCGATTTCCGCTTCTGCAAGCGTTGCGGTTTCGGTTCCGACCGGTGCCAGATATGTGATTTTCGGGTTTGAGCCAGGGGCAAATGTGGCTGTCCGGGCAAACGCCGCTGCCGTCTACCCTGCCGGGGCGTTAGCGGATGGGAGTGGAGCGCTGATCAGCCCGAGTCAGTTCAATGTCGAGGAATTGGTGACATTGAACTTTATTGCAAAATCTACTGCCACGGTTGTTTCGTTGGCCTTTTACAAATAAGGGGGTAGACGAATGCAAGGAATGTTCACGGGTGGGCCAGGTGGGGCAGACCCGAACACTTTAGCACCAATCCAATTGTCCTATTCCAGTCTTTCGTCCCTCGCTGATGCCTCCGGGCTAACCCTTGGGCGGAAATACCAGATCGCATATCAGGGGCGAGGGCAACAGCCCGGAACCGGGGGCGCAGTCACATTTACAGGCGCAGAGGAAACCCTGATTCTGACCGCCGCAACCAGCAGCACCCTGGAAAAGATTGCTGAGTCGGTGACTTACCCAGACGATATTGTACACTATAGTCTCAGCAACGCTTTTTACGCTGACGGCTTGAGCCAAACCGGCACCGTGACGTATCGTAAATATGTCCCCCGCGCCGTTGAGGCTGACTTTG